GCCCTACGTAATTCAACTCCACCGAAAAAATTGCTGAGGTTAGCCTACAAAAATAATTCCAAGAATTTTAACAACATGTAATGGAGGAGGGCAAGACATGCTTGTTGAACTTGACAAAATAATAGCCGCGAAGCAAGCAATATCGGAGCAAGCTCCCGATATGATTGCAGAGTTGCTGCACGTTGAAAAGTGGGATTCACACAACAAGCGTGGGTGCTGTCCTTTTCACGCGGAAAACACGCCGTCCTTTATATGGGACAAAAAAAGAAATAGCTTTCACTGCTTTGGATGTTCAAAAAACGTAGACATTCTGGACGCATATATGGAAAACGGCATGACATATATGCAAGCGGTACAAAAGCTCTTTGAACTTGCCGGCGTGAAATATGCGTTCGGTGAGCTCGGAGTTAAGAGCGACAACTCTTATAAGTATCCGCATCTGGAGGATTGCGGCTCTAAAGACAAAATCTATGAGTATCTCGGGCTTCGTCACATATCCCCCGAAACGATAGATAACGCCGGACTTACGCAAGACGACGAAGGAAACATTTGCTTCAACTACTACGACACGGCCGACGTGTTGAAGATGGTTAAGAAGCGTCCGAGCAGAAAGGTAAAGCACGGCGAAACAAAGCTGTGGTGTCAGCAGGGGAGCGACACAGCGCCGTTGTTGTTCAATATGAACAAGGTGAATGTGTCCGCACCTCTGGTGATATGCGAAGGCGAAATCGATTGCTTGGCTCTTATAGAGGCCGGGGTAACAAATGCGTGTTCCATTCCATTGGGCGCCGGTAACACACATTGGATAGAGTATAACTGGGATTGGCTCGAACAATTCGGCAGTATTGTCATATGTTTCGACAATGACGCAGCCGGTGAGAAGGCGCGAAAAGAGGTTGTTCCACGCCTCGGAACGTGGCGAACGAAATACATAGAAATCCCCCATACATATCAGCTCGTCAACGAATCCACCGGAGAGATGAGAGACGTAGCTACAAAAGACGTGAACGAAGTCCTGTATTATTGCGGGAAGCAAAGCGTTATTGATCTCGTGGCAAATGCCGAAGACCCTGGAGTCCCCTCAGTCGTGGATGTTTCGGATATTCAGGATGTTGACCTCGACGAAATGGACGGTATCTCAACAGGTATAGCGGAACTCGATGCAGAAATAATGCGGTTGTTCTACGGAACTTTGACTATTGTCTCTGGCCTCCCTGGCGCGGGCAAGACAAGCTTCCTGAGCCAGCTCATGTGTCAGTCTCTCGAGCAGGGCAAACCTGCTTGGATGTTCAGCAGAGAAATGCCGGGCTGGATGGAGAAAAGCTGGCTGAATTACATAATGGGCGGGCCACATTACACAAAAACATACGTGGACAAAAATGGTGCGAAATATTATAAAGTCGAGCCAGAAGCAAAGGCAAAAATAAGCAAATGCTACAATAAAATGTGGTTTTTATATCGCGATGATTGGAGCAACAAGCTGGACGATATATTGGCTTCAATGGAAGATAGCGTCCGTAAATATGGCGCAAAACTTCTGATTGTAGACAACTTAATGACCATCGACCTCGACTCCAACGAGAACAGCGAGCTGCTCAAGCAGACCGAATGTATCAACAAATTGATTAAGTTCGCGATGAAGTACGCGGTTGCGATTGTTCTGGTTGCGCACCCGAGAAAAATGCCGAAAGGCGAGGAGATTGGTATCTACGACATAAGCGGAACGAGCAACATAATTAACTTGGCGCATCGTTCTATTGGCCTTCGTAGAATCGATCAAGAAAAAGAGAAGTCAAACTACAATGTGTGTTTGACGATTATTAAGGACAGAATGCGCGGTAAGGCAGGAAAGAGAATAAATCTGTACTACGATGTTCCCACACGGCGGTTTTATACCAACGAAGAGGAGTACGAGTATCAGTATCAGTGGGACGAAGCACAACACGCCCCTCTCCCGTACCCGCATTTGAATGAGAACGAGGTGTTTGGCGAATGTTGATATATTGTAATTACCACCGGCATTCGCACTATACAAATGTGCGCATCTCGGACTCAGCGGTAACAAACGAAGCGTATGCGCTAAGGGCAAAGGAAGTCGGTGACGGCATTCTTTCGTCCTGCGAGCACGGTTGGCAAGGCAACTATTACGAGATTGTCAAGCTTGCAAAGGCTCACGGACTCAAGCCCTTAGTCAGCGCCGAGTGTTACTGGGTTAAAGACCGGTCTGAAAAAGACCGAACTAATTGTCATATCTTCGTAGCCGCTATGAATGAGAACGGACGTCGTGCGCTGAACAGTATGCTGTCGGAAGCCAACCTAACGGGCTTTTACGGGCAGCCGCGTGTTGACCTACCTTTACTCCTTTCGCTACCTCAAAACGACGTTATAGTCACCACGGCGTGCGTTGCGTTCTGGCGCTATGAAGATGTTGACGAAGTCGTGTTGGCGCTTTCGAAATATTTTGGCAATCATTTCTTCCTCGAAGTACAGTACCATAATACCCCCTCTCAGATAGCGCTCAACAAACGTATTCTGGAATTGCGCCGAAGGCTGGGGTGTGGCATTATAATGGGCTGTGACAGCCATTATATTTACCCAGAACAGGCGCAATCCAGAACGGACTTCATTAACTCCAAAGGTATTGAATATCCGGACGAGGAAGGCTGGATGCTTGATTATCCCGACGGCGACACCGCTTATCAGCGCTTCGCTAATCAGTGCGTGTTGTCCCACGAAGAAATACTTGAGGCTATGGAAAATACCAAAGTGTTCCTTAACGTGGAGGAATATGAAAGCCCGGTTTTCAACGACGATATTAAGCTTCCGTCCCTATACGAAGGATGGACGCAGGAACAAAAGGACGCGGAATATCAGCGCCTTGTGTGGAACGGCTGGGAAGAATACAAGAAGGGCGTTTCACCCGAGCGTTGGCCGGAATACGAGTCAGAAATAAAGAAAGAAATCCAGACGGTGCTTGACACCAAAATGGCCGATTACTTTATTATTGACTACGAAGTGATGAAAAAAGGTAAAGAAAATGGCGGCTGGCTCACAAAAAGCGGGCGTGGATCAGGCGCATCTTTCTTTACGAACACGCTTCTCGGATTCTCGGATATTGACCGGATTTCCGCGCCGGTGCATATGTACCCCGAAAGATTTATGAGTACGACGCGTATTCTTCAGAGCAAGGGAATCCCGGACATCGATATGAACGAGGCTCCCACGGCGCCGTTTGTACAGGCTCAGGCAGAAGTTCTCGGGCAGGCACACTCATTCCCGATGATTGCCTACGGCACGATGAAGAAATCGGCAGCGTGGAAGCTTTACGCGAAGTCTCAGGGCATACCGTTCGCGGTTGCAAACGCGGTATCAGAACAGATTGCTCGCTACGAAATGGCAGTTAAACACGCCGACGAGGACGACAAAGACTCTATCGATATTAACAAGTACATTTCCAAAGAGTACAGAGAAGTGTACGATAAGAGCGCCGAATACCTCGGGCTGATAACTTCTTGGTCAATCGCCCCCTGTTCTTCGTTGATTTACGAAGGAGACATCCGAGAAGAAATCGGTCTTGTGCGAGTAAAAGACAACATCTGCTGTCTGATGGATGGCCATTGGGCAGAGGAGGGGCATTTCCTGAAGAACGACCATTTAAAAGTCTCGGTCGTGGAACTAATTTACAAAGCGTATCGACGCATTGGAATGGAGCCGCCGCCGGTTAAAACTCTTCTGGAAATGTGTCCTCCTACCGATCCCGCGTGGGACGTTTATGAGAAAGGCTGCACGCTGGGAATTAACCAGTGCGAAAGCGAAGGAACGCGGTCGAAGGCAATGAAATACAAGCCACGCAACATTTCTGAGCTTTCCGCATTTGTGGCGGCTATCCGGCCGGGCGGTGCATCGTTCTACAAGAAGTTTGAAAGCCGCGAACCATTCTCATACGGAGTCAAAGCGTTTGACGACCTGATCCAGACGAAAGAGTTTCCGTACAGTTTCCTGCTCTATCAGGAACAAGTAATGAGAGCCCTGAACTACGCTGGAATCGACATGGCCGATTGCTACACAGCTATCAAAAATATCGCGAAAAAGCGCGCAGACAAAGTTCTCGCTTACAAAGACACATTCATTGATGGTTTCGCAAAAGCAATTATCAGAGACGAAGGCAAAAGCGAGGAAGAAGCGCAGGCGCTTGCTGAATCCCTGTGGAAAGTCGTAGAAGACTCCGCAGGCTATTCTTTCAACGCCAGCCACTCATACTGCGTCGCGATTGACAGCTTGTACGGAGCGTGGCTTAAAGCCCACCATCCGCTTGAGTTCTACGAACAGTACATTGCCATAATGGAAGAAAAGGGCGACAAGGACAAAGTCCTCTCTGCCCGCAAAGAAGCATCCGAATATTTTGGCATTGTGTTTGAGCCGCTGAGATTCGGGCAGAACAACAGCAGTACGCACATCGGAGAACACAATACGATAATCAGCTCTATTGCAACTATTAAAGGATACAGTGCTGCCGTTGGAAGAAACCTTTACTATTGCAGCCAGAGAGCCCCTTCTACATTCGTTGAAGTTCTCGATCTGATGGACTCAAAAGGCATCAAGCAAGCGAAGTATGAGCCGCTAATTCAAGTCGGATATTTCTCGGATTTTGGCAATCAGGGCGAGCTTGAAATGATAGCCGAATCTTGGGAGGCGCTCAAACAAGGGTATGCGAAAAACGTTCGCAAAGACTCGGTCGAAGGATTGTTCAAAGAGGTCATTGAGAACCACACTATTGGCACGACTAAAACCGGCAAGGATGCGGCTTCATACTCATTCTCATCGAGAGATGACGTGCTTCGGTGCTTGGGAGAATACGAAGGCCGCGTAAAAGCACTGGGACTTCCCGAAGCGCCGTTAAGAACGCAGATACATAAGTGCGTTGAAATACTCGGATTCTGCGATGTAAAGACGGGCAACCCCGACGACCGACGCAGACTCATTATTCTGGACGTCATGCCGATCAAAGCGCAGGTTTCGCGCAACGGCGCGGTTTGGGGATACAGAGTAACGACAAAAAGTTTAGGGACAGGCAAGTTGGCAAGGCTGACGGTAAAGGCCGAAATGTACGACAACAAGCCATTAAACGAGGGAGACATTGTTTACGCAAATAATGTTTACCTTAATGACAAAGGGTATTGGTACTTAACACAGTACACAATCGAATAACGGAGGATTTTACAACACTATGGACGATTTGACTGAAATTTTTGCAGTAGAACCGCAGGTGAATGATACACTGGCAAACCTGCAATTACCCGATCCGATGCTCCTTAACTACTACAAAGATACAGAAAAAAGAATGTACTTTTTAGAGGGAGACATATGCGACGACACGCTTGAACTGGCAAAGTTCATCATAAGATGCAATCTTATTGATAAAGACTTGCCGACGGAAAAGCGGAAACCAATCTATGTATACATAAACAGCCTTGGCGGAGACGTGCAGATTTTGTGGACAGTGGTCAATGTCATGCAGTTAAGTAAGACTCCGATCTATACGATTGCATACTGCAATACGATGAGCGCGGCGGCCTACCTGCTTGTAGCGGGGCATAAGCGTTTCGCTCTTCCCGGCGCCACTATCCTGGTACATTCCGGCAGTTGCAGTTTTAACGGCGATGTTGAAAAAGTGGAGTCTGCTAAAAAGTTTTATGACGGTATGTCCCAGAAGGCAAACGCTTTATTACTTAGCAAGACAACAATCCCGCCCAAAGATCTGAAACGCAAGGGCGCGTCCGACTGGTACATGACCGCGGAAGAAGCCCTTGCGTACAACATGATTGACGAGTTGGTTACGGATTTGGACACGATTTTACCGTAAGGAGGTGCGGTATGACATATGAAGTTGAAGGATGCTCGTGCGTCTCAAACGCCAAAGTTTACGGTTTGGAGGATAGCATAAGACGAGCAAAGTTTCCCATGTCTGTGAACACGGGTGGCATAATAAGCCCAGATGAGCTATCATTTTGGGAACGCGACGGGTTTTTGCGGAAATTTATCTCTCACATTGATGGGAATGAATACCCGTTGTACAGTTTTGCTGATGATGGCAGTGTAATCATGCAAATACGCAAGGAAGATGGCACGGTGGTGGATGTCTTGCTAGACGAGGAAGACGTTCCAAAAATTTTCCCTTACAAGTGGCATTGCGATAAGTACTGCAAGTCTGCCGAGGCCGGGTTCATGCACCGCCTAATTATGGGATGTGCAGTGCATGACAATGGTGAACTGGTTGTAGATCATATAAACAGAAACCCATTTGATAACCGCAAAGAAAACCTGCGCTTGGCAACAAAACAGCAAAATGGGTTTAATTCAAAGATAAGGGATAACAATAAAAGCGGTGTCATGGGTGTGTCTTGGAGTACCGATAAAAGAAAGTGGAGGGCATATCTTAGCGTAGATGGTTGCCAACTGTTTCTTGGGTATTATGACACTTTCGACGACGCTGTTAAAGCGCGCCTAATTAAAGAGCAGGAAATATGTGGTGCGTTTGCTCCGCAAGCATTTTTGTTTGAAAAATACCAGATTCAAAGCCCGACCCTTGCAAAAGACTGCTGCAAAAAATTAAGCCTACAAGAAGCTATTGCGGCTCACAGAAATATCGCGCGTCTTGCGAACACCCAAAAAGGAACTGGACACGACCAGGCTTTAACCGGCGTCATTGTTCAGTTTGACCTGAGCTTTTCTAATAAAGCGTGGGTGGAGGCGGAGAGATACCACTTCCTCGACTTTGTGAGTTCCCAAAGCACAATGCACCGCATCACAAAGTTTAACCTCGATAAGGCATACAATCGCTACGTTGACCGCAGAATTGTCGCACTTATGAAGGGCAAAGTCGCAAGGTACAACGAGGAATCTGATCCTGAGAAGCGGAAAGAAATGTATCTCGAAATACTGTACTCAAATCCGGCAGGCTTCATCATTACCGCGGGAATGACAACCAACTACCGCCAGCTTAAAACAATCTATGCCCAGCGCAAAGACCACCGGCTGCCGGAATGGAGAGAGTTCTGCAAATGGATCGAAAGACTCCCGATGAGCGAACTAATAACAGGTGAGTTAGAATGACAAAGTTTGTTTGCATTAGCGGAAAAGCGCAGCACGGTAAGGACACTACCGCCGGATACCTAAGGGAAATACTCAAAGCGGATAACAAGCGAGTAATAATCATCCATTATGCCGACCTGTTGAAGTTCATTTGCCAAAAATATTTTGGCTGGGATGGGCAGAAAGATGCCACAGGAAGGAGACTTTTGCAGGTCGTGGGAACGGATGTTGTCCGCGCTAAGAAGCCGGACTTCTGGGTAGATTTCGTGATTGAGATCGTCAAGCTGTTCAGCGGCGAGTGGGACTACGTTATTGTTCCAGACACTCGCTTCCCGAACGAGCTTTACAGACTGGAAGATTCAGGATTCGAAGTAAGGCATATAGAAGTCATACGCCCGAATTTTGACAACGGTCTGGACGAAACCCAGAAAAAGCACCCTTCCGAAACGGCAATGGACAGGATCAATCCGAACTACACGATATACAACGACGGAACGCTGGATGACTTGCGGGCGAAAGTTGCTACTTGTGCGAAGTTATTATTCAATCAGTTTTGAACAAAGTTAGGTGAAAATAGAATGAAAGTCATTAAAAGAAATGGCGAAGAGGTAGATTTTTGCAAGAAAAAAATAGAAAACGCAATTACGCGTGCGGTTGACGAAATCCGCGAAACAAACCCCGACGAGGTTCTTTCAAACTCAGCGATTCAGGCGATAGCCACAAGGCTCTACGAACGCTGCAGAAAAAGAAAGAGCAGCACATCCGTGGAGGAAATTCAGGACATGGTGGAGAAAGAGCTAATGAAGGCCGGGGCTTACACCACAGCTAAGAAATACATACTCTACCGGCAGCAGAGAAAAAAGATCCGCGACACCTCGGATACACTGATTGACTATAAAAAGACGGTGGACAATTACCTGCACGTAAAAGACTGGAGAGTTAAAGAGAACTCAACTGTTACCTACTCAATAGGCGGCTTGATTCTCTCTAACTCCGGCGCGATAACGGCGAACTACTGGCTGTCCGAGATTTACGATGAAGAGATTGCCAACGCCCACAGGAACGCGGATATACATATTCACGACCTGTCCATGTTGACGGGGTATTGCGCCGGGTGGTCTTTGAAGCAGTTGATTCAGGAAGGGCTTGGCGGCGTGCCGGGCAAGATCACTTCCTCTCCCGCAAGTCACTTGTCAACTCTGTGTAATCAGATGGTTAATTTCTTAGGCATTATGCAAAATGAATGGGCCGGTGCACAAGCATTTTCATCGTTTGACACTTATCTTGCTCCTTTTGTAAAGGTAGATAATCTGTCATACAAAGAAGTCAAACAGTGTATTCAGTCCTTCATTTACGGTGTGAATACACCCTCGCGATGGGGCACGCAAGCTCCATTTACCAACATCACCCTCGACTGGACGGTTCCTGATGATCTGGCCGAACTCAACTGTATCGTCGGCGGCAAAGAACAAAACTTCTGCTACAAAGATTGCCAAAAGGAAATGGATTTGGTAAACAAAGCCTTCATCGAGATTATGATTGAGGGCGATGCAAACGGGCGCGGATTCCAGTATCCGATTCCGACCTATTCCATTACGAAAGACTTTGACTGGTCTGATACGGAAAACAACCGGCTGCTGTTTGAGATGACCGCCAAATACGGCACACCGTACTTCTCCAACTACATCAACAGCGATATGGAGCCTAGCGATGTGCGTTCGATGTGCTGCCGTCTTCGCCTCGACCTGCGCGAACTGCGTAAAAAGTCCGGTGGCTTCTTCGGCAGCGGAGAGAGCACAGGGTCAATTGGCGTCGTAACTATCAACCTCCCGCGTATTGCGTACCTCGCAGAGGATGAAGAAGACTTCTTCGCACGACTTGACAAGCAGATGGACATCGCCGCGCGATCTCTGGACATAAAGAGGACTGTCATCGAAAACCTGCTTGAAACAGGACTCTATCCATACACTAAACGGTACTTGGGCTCGTTCAATAACCACTTCTCCACGATTGGTCTGGTTGGTATGAACGAGGCCGGGTTAAATGCCCGCTGGATTGGCAAAGATATGACGGAGCCTGTGACTCAAGAGTTCGCGAAGAAAGTATTACTGCACATGCGGGAGAGGCTCTCCGACTATCAGGAAAAATACGGAGACCTGTTTAATCTGGAGGCGACACCAGCAGAGTCCACGAGCTATCGCTTGGCGAAGCACGATGTGGCGCAGTATCCCGACATCATCACAGCGGGCGGAGAATGCGGCGAGCCGTACTACACGAACTCCTCACATCTTCCGGTGGGCTACACCGAGGACATTTTCTCTGCGCTGGATATTCAGAACGAGCTGCAGACGCTTTACACTTCCGGCACCGTCTTTCACGCTTTCTTAGGCGAGAAGTTGCCGAGCTGGAAGTCTGCAATGCGGTTAGTACGAAGTATTGCAGAGAACTACAAAATCCCGTACTACACGATTTCTCCCACATATTCCGTTTGCAAAACGCACGGATATATCGAGGGTGAGAAATACACCTGCGACAAGTGCGGCGAAAACACAGAAGTTTACAGCAGAATTACTGGTTATTACAGGCCGGTGCAGAACTGGAACGACGGCAAAGCTCAGGAGTTCAAAGATCGCAAGACGTACAACACCGCCAACAAACAGCCGTTATTCGAGGAAGAGCACGAGCACAAGTGTGGCGAGGACGGATGCGACTTTGGCGACGCCACCGAAGATCCGACTAATGCTCCGCAAGACCTTTCAAAGCTATTCACGGTGACGTCGTATGTTCTGGTAGCAACTACTACTTGCCCGAACTGCAAAATGGCCGCAAGGTGGCTGGACGATTCTGGACTTGATTATCTGGAAGTGTTCGCGGATGAGAACAGAGAACTCGCGGATCGTTACGGCATAGCAAAAGCACCCACGCTGCTTGTTCTTTACCGCGATTATGTTGACAACACCACAGACGCCGTATCTGAAACCTACACGAAGCTGTCCGGACTTTCTGAGATTAGAAGATTCCTTACAAACCTTGCACTGGAAGCAGGTGGGCAGAATGAATGAAGAGCTTATAAATCGCATCGTGAGGGTGTCGCCCGATGCCACAACCCTTATAGGCGGTGTGGGCTTTCCCTCGAACTCGCGAGATACTGATATGTACATCAGCAGAGTTTGCCAAAACGGAACAGTGGAAATATCGTATTCAGATCGCTGCCTGATTCTCGGGTATTGCTTTCCGAACGATCTGATCGTTACTAACAAAGTACGCGAAGGGATAGATGACATAGAAGAAGAGCCGCTGTTCGAGGCGAGAGTCTTTGGTGTTTCCGAAAGAATGGAGAATATCGAGATAACCAAAAGGAGGCTCAAGCTCCCTGACGATCAGGTCATCATAGATGCCGAGCACATAGGATGCAAACCTACCGCCCAAAAGACGTGGAGCCTTCCGGCAAAGAAAGAGTATGTGTGCGTCCTGCCTGACGACGTGGAGTTGTGCGACAACTTTGTTCACTATTGCAACTGCCTGCTGAAAGCATACGGAGACTCCGTAATCTCTCTGTTCCCCATACATTTTATGAGGCGGGACGCCATCTCTCGTATGCCGCGCAATCCTTATGTGTGGACAAAGGGTGTTTCTGGCGCTGGGATCATAATGCCGGCAGACTGGGTTAAACCGTGTCTTGACGCTTGGAGAGACGATATTATAGGAGACGACACCAACATAGAGATATGGGCCATCCAGAACAAGAAAAAGATAATAACAACGATCCCGGCGTTGGTCCAACATATTGGCGACTTGTCAGTTCACGACGCTCGCCGTTCAATAGGGAGAACGCATTATTATCGCAAGGATGTTTCAGGGAGTGACTGGAACGACACTTATCTCAATCTCTGGAATAACATTTCAAGAGATTAAACGAAGGGAGGGCACTCAATGGGTGCAAAGAAAAAAACAACACCAAAAGAAACAACGCCCAAGCCGGAACTTGCCGGTAGCGAAATTGTTGGGCATCTTGTAACCATCAAGGGAGAGGTTGACAACTTCGTCGACGGCACTGGCGTCCCGAACTTCGCCAGAATCAGCGAAGTGTTCGTGAGCAGAGTGAATCCGAACGGCACCGCCGTGATAGCTTACGTTGACAGCCTTGCTGAAGTAGGTACGCTATTCACCAAAGACTTCATCGTGTCTGACGAAGTGTGGACGCGGAAGGATGATATAGAGGACGACGAGGCCGACATTGATATAGACATCAGGATTTTCGGCGTCCCCGAGCGTTTGGAAAACATTAAAATGAATCAGGCGCGTACGCACATCTCCGACGGCAAAATCTTCATTGACGAAAATCACGAAGGTGTGATACCGACGGCGAAGCGGGCGTGGCTTGCACCCACAGACAAGCGGTTCGTCCTAGTGATGCAGGATGATATTGAGCTCTGCGACAATTTTGTACATTACGCGAATCTGGTGGCAAAAACGTGTCCTGACGCAATAATTTCATTATTCCCGATGCAGTTCAGAAGCCGCGTATCCGTTAACCGCATTCCAAAGACGCCTTATGTGGAAACAAAAGATGTCGCGGGTCAGGCGATAATCATGCCGGCTTCCTGGGTTGAAAATTGCGTTAATTCCTGGGACACAGGTACGAGAGGAGACGACAGTTGTATTGCTAAGTGGGCTCGGGATAATGACAAGAAAACCCTTGTTACAATCCCTGCGCTGGTCCAGCATATTGGGATAAAATCCGTGTTTGATAAGACGCGATCCATAGGTGGAACAGACTTCTGGCGCAAAGATCCGTCGCCCTACGACTGGACTAACCCGACAATTACGCACTGGCAAGCAATTGCCAGATAACACAATGCCCCGTTTGGGGCAAATAGGGACTTGGTGTAATGGTAGCACAACAGACTTTGACTCTGTTGGCGGTGGTTCGAATCCACCAGCCCCTGTGTTCCCCGAAGGCCAAAGGGTCGGTTTGGAGTAATGTCCATCACGATCTGTACCGGAAGGCGCGAGTGAGGCGGTACCGCCGAGGCAACCTCGCGAGAAAGCAGATCGATTATTTGTGTTGGTGGCCAAGCATTAAAAGGCGAAAAGACAATGTAGCTCCGGGAAAGGGACACTCGCTGCAACCCGTAAGGAGACGCGCGTGATTGATTAACAAATAAACCTTTTTGTTAAAACTGCACGCCCAACACATTTTTTGCATAGGTAGGTTTATTATGGAAGAAAGAGAATTTTCGCGGTGCGTCGAGATAAGGCAAATAGTTGATCCGAGCGCGCAAGTCATTGTTAACGGCATGATACAGCAGCAAACAACAACGGCGCTCTGCTGTCCCTCGTGTGGGAACGTTGTTATGACGCTAGGAAACAATGTACCCGAATCCGCGGTACTAAAGTTTTGCACGAGCAACAAGCAGCAGTTGCTGTCGCAACTTTGTTATTGTCCACGATGCACGCAGAGACTCCGTGCGCCGGAGATAGTGACAGAGACGCATATTGATCCAGCGGAGGCAGGCTCCGCCTGACTTTCGCAAACGGGCTGGCCGAAAGGCCCGGGTCCACCAGTGACGAAACGACAGGGAGGAACAACCCAATTCCTCGCCGTCTATCACAGGGGCAGTGTATATGCTTTTGTATGGCGGAGAAGCTGGCAGTGGTTAAGCAGATGTCGCGGAAAGTAGTCACAAACAACTCGCCCAACATGCTTGGTGCGAGAATCTGGTTTTAGCAATGCTATTACCGGTTTACAGCCTAGAGATTGAGCAAACGGAGGAACAACGTCGCTTGGCCGAGTGACGCCTCAGAAACCTCACTGCGCGGGGGAGTGCGCATTACGCCCGCGAAAGCCAGGAATAACAGCATTCGTCTTTAGGCTTTTGATCTAATGTTCAACATTACACAACATTACACAACATTACAATAACGCAAGGAGGAGTAAAATGATTGCTTCTGAAAAAGAGACAATTTTGCTAACAAGCGAAGCAGACGATACATGGGAAATCTATACATTCAACCCCACGCTTTTGAGAAAATTACATAAATACGCGGACGTACATCCGGAAGATTGCAAGTTGAAAACCGAGGACATAGAGCTGGGTTGCGCAACTTATATAGTCCGTAAAGACCGCATCAGCATACGGTTTTTGGAGCCGATAAGCGAGGAACAGAGAGAAAAAATGCGGGAGCGCGGTAAGGCAAATGCGGTCTTTATCAAGAAAGGAAAATAGCCATGACAAGAGAAGAAGCAATTGAGTATCTACAAGCAATTATGCCTGAGTCATATTATGAAAAAGTAAGGGAAGCTGTGCAGATGGCAATCGAGGCGCTGAAACAGCCGGAGATCATACGTTGCAATGAGTGTGATATGTTTGAAATTGTAGAGGGTTGTGGCGGTATTTGTAATTTTTTTAATCGTTCAGTGCAAGTGGATGATTTTTGTTCTTACGGCGCAAAAATGGAGGGAGAACAATGACAATATTAGAAGCAATACCTGTATTTTTGACCATAGTGTGTGGTGTGTATTATCTGATGCTTTATTTTAAGATGGATAAAATCGAAAGTAAAGTAAACGAAATCAAAAGAAAGATGGAGGAGGAAGGAAATGACAAGAGAAGAAGCAATTGATCTATTAGATGATATTAAGTTTACAAGTAGTGATTATCCGCGAGACGTTGAAGCACTGGAAATGGGAATCGAAGCATTAAACAAGCAAATCGGTATTAAACCATACAAAATCCGTTGGGACGAGCGAGAGATGCGAATAGTGTGTCCACAATGTAATTACCGCTTTTATAGTTTGATTGATGGAGAGAAAATTGCAGGAAATCAATCACTATATTGTCCGTGTTGTGGGCAACGAATAGACTGGGGAGAGGAGTAAGATATGGCAAGATATATTGATGAAGAAAAATTCTTAGATTATCTCGACTTAGATTCGTTTGGGACACAGATGGAAAAATGGTGGTCTGCAAGCAGAGTGTTTGAAAAGCTTTGCGCAATACCGACAGAGGATGTTGCTCCCGTGGTACACGCAATGTGGGAAGATGGGCGATGCACAAACTGTCATACAGACAAACCCGTCGTGATGGCATCTGTCGTGCAAGGCTATATGCACCAGTATCAAGGTAGACTTAATTATTGTCCAAACTGCGGCGCAAAGATAGAGGAAGAGTTATGACAAGAAAAGGTACATGGATTGAAAAGCCACATAAAATGGCAGGAACCGCATTATGCTGTACAGCTTGTGGGTGGAAGAATCTTCTTGAAACTAGGTGTTGTCCTAATTGCGGCGCAGAAATGGAAACAGAGGATGGGCTAGTGGTAGTGTTTGAATTAAACGATGACGGCACCTATACCAGAAAGTTACACACTCTTCCAGACGAAGTTAGCGAGAAAACAGACGACAATGATAAGCTTAAATATGTAGCGTTCAAGATCAATTTGGTTGAAGAAAAGCTCAACCAATTAGAAAAAGATATTCATAGATTAGAAATGGGCTATAACATATTCCCAATCGAACCCACACAAATATACCCTCGGACAACATCAACGGGCATTTGTGCATATGCCGGGCCTGAGTTCGGGGGGTGTCAGTTTTGAGGTAGAAGCAAAGACGGAGGAAGAGAAATGACAAGAGAAGGAGCAAGAGAACATATAAAAGACCGAATGGAGTTATATATCCATAGCACTTTGGATAATTTCGCTTTGCATAAAGCGCTTGAAGCATTAGAGCAGCCGGAGATCATACGGTGCAAGGATTGTTGTTTTTATGCTATCAGTAAAGAAAAACGAAGTTGGTGTAAAGATATGTTGAGACGTATTCAACCAGAAGATTTTTGTTCACATGCGAGGAGGCGAGAGGAATGACACGAGAAGAAGAAGCAATAATGAATCTTTCGTATATCTTAGTCGAATACCCTGAAACATCAGCGCGAGGGAAAGCGGTGCTTACGGCAATCGAAGCACTTGCAAAAATAGAAGCCATACAAGAGGTCGTCGATATGCCGGTGTTATGGGAGCCGGACGACCGGCTCAGATACGCCAAAGTCGTAGATATTGTAAAAAGGGAGGCAGATGAGGAGTGCTTCGAGCTCGACGCTGCCCAGTTCGAGTACCGCGAAAATGCGAGGCTCAACGCAGAATGTGAACCCAAGGAGGTCGGGCAATGATTGCGGGGTTTGCGCTCGGGCTGCTGTTTGGCTCGGGCGGCGTGATGGTTGTATACATAATCGTTGAAACGGTTTTAGAAATTATCGATAGGCGTAAAACGCGGAGGAGGGAACGATAATATGCCAACACGTTTAGACTGGGGACAAATTGGCCCTCCGCCGTCGCTGAGCGGGCTGCGTTTCGAGCCATCTATTGGGCGGGCAATATACATAGATTCAGACCACATAGTGATCGCTGGCGAGTCGATTTCTTATGCTGACAGGACAGATGCGTTCATCAGAACGACACCGGCGCCGGCAACTGTAGTATACGCTCCATACGAGGATGATGTTCCGACAGAGTGCGACGAGGACTTTTACGACATTTGGGAAGATATTGATAGTGCGGGTTCTACTTAATAGCGGGTAGAGCCCGCTTTTCTTTTTTAGCGCGCAAACCTTGACATAATTCGGCGCGGCGTTTATAATTTACGCGATAAGTTGGTAATGCTTATCATCAGCAAACTACACCTAGACGAGGAAACGTGATGAATAAAGCAATTCAGCTATCGCTTTTTGACACCCTTACCGAGGACGAATCATATCTCACCGAACAAATCATCACTTATATAGGCAACAAGAGGGCGCTCTTGTCGTTTATTGGTACTTCTGTCAATTATGTCAAAGAAAAACTCGGAAAAGAACGACTGAGCATTGTTGATATTTTTTCTGGTTCTGGTGTTGTTTCGAGATATTTTAAGCAATATGCAAAGACTATATATGCTAACGACTTAGAAGATTATTGTCAAACAATCAATAAATGCTATCTCGCGAATAGGAGCGAAGTAGACTTCGAGCAATTGGAAAAGCATTTTTATTCCATAAAAACTGCACTGGGCAACGAGCCTCTTCGGTCGGGTTTTATCTCCGAAATGTATGCACCAGCAGACGATCAGAACATTAAAGAAGGAGAGCGCGTGTTCTACACGCCAAGAAACGCCAGATATATAGATACAGCCCGACAGCTAATTGATACAGTACCCGAGAACATAAGACATTTTTTGTTAGCTCCACTTCTGTATGAAGCTTCCGTGCACAATAACACCAGCGGGGTGTTTAAGGGATTCTATAAAAACTCAAAGACAGGGATCGGACAATATGGTGGCGACGGGAGAAACGCGCTGCAGAGAATACTTGCAAACATTGAGTTAAGACTCCCTATATTTAGCAATTTTGAATGCGAATCGGTTATTTTGCAAGAAGACGCAAACAAACTCGCAGAAAAGCTGCCGCCTGTAGATTTAGTATATATGGATCCTCCGTACAACCAGCATCCTTATGGATCGAACTATTTTATGCTGAACTTAATAAATAATTATAAGCGTCCCGAAGAGGTAAGCCGAGTCTCTGGCATACCGCTTGAGTGGAACAAGTCACAGTACAACAAAAAGCAAACGGCGCATAGCAGCATGTTTGATCTTTGCAGCAAGCTCAATGCGAGATTTCTCTTGATTTCGTTTAGCTCCGATGGTTTTATAGAAAAGGAAGAAATGGTTGAGATGCTATCTTCGCTCGGCGAAGTACAGGTTCTCGATAAAGAATACAACACGTTTCGCGGATGTAGAAATCTGAGTGGAAGAGACATTCACGTAAAAGAATATCTTTATCTTGTTGACAAAGGAGAACGTTATGGCAAAGTCTGAACAGCTAAGGCAGTTACACCAAAGAATGCAACTAAATGTAAACTCAAGGCACGAAGACGAGCAAATCGCGGAAGTCGTCGCAGTTGTAATTGACGACCTGGAGAAAGAGTTTGACGTAAGAATTGTCTGGGAGAAGAGAATTCAGCTCAAGAAAATAATTGCTGGCCTCAGAGATCAATACCCCGACGTTTCATTTGCAGACCCGGAGGTTGATGCCTCGTTCATGTCTCCCGACGGCGGGATAACATTCCTTGTTGATTGCGGTGGCAATAGGTATCCCATCCTGATCGGAGAAGTTAAAAACCAGGGAACAAACACCGCCAGGCTCCAAGAGGGACTGCCGAGACAGGCCAAAGGTAACGCTGTTGAAAGACTCGGGAAAAACGTAATTGGCTTCAAAACCTATATGCTTTCTGAATCAATTTTCCCATATGTCTGCTTCGGTGACGGTTGCGACTTCGAAGAAGGCTCGTCTATTCTTGACAGAGTTTTGACAATAGCGATGTTTGGAGCCTTGAATCAAGACCATACATTTAACGAAGGGCCAAATGGTATTTTTAATCGCGGCAGCTATTATTTTAGGGCGGAGAATTGGACTATTGACGAACTGTACGATATTTTATACGATGTGGCTAAAAGAAGTATTTACTATTATTTTAGCAAATACGGAGAAGAAAACTTTAGGGGCTTCACCTCAACCGAGACAATCAGGTTTATATAAAGCCAAAAAAACAAGGGCGTACCTTTTATGGGTACGCCCTATTTTTTTACTTCGCCAAAACGGCTAAAGCATCGTCAATCTTTGTCTCGAGAACATAATTCTGGTCGTTCAGAAGAGAGACTTCTTTTTCATAAACCTTGCGGTTTTCGTCTATTGTTTTTACCAGCTCGGTCACGCGATTCGCGTATTGGATCACCGTGTTGTTCAGCGCCATTCGCGTCGCGTCATCGAGTTCGCCGGTTTCGGGGAGCCCGACCTCGTTCTGGAACCGCTTAATCGTTTTCACCATACTCCCGCCAAAAGAACCATCCGGCAACCCTTCGGCGTTAAACGAGTGCGTTTTGACCTCTTCGTCGAAGCTGGCATCGATCTGTCTGAAGCGCATTTGCATACGCTTGACATCTTCGCCTTTGTCGCCCTTCTTGAGGTTCTTGTCGAGAAAGATAAAATATGAGCTGTTAGTCACTGGCGAGAGTCCGTAATACTCAGCGATCACGCCGACTTCAACGTCCGCCATTCTCTCGATATTACCCGGCGCCATAGCCCATTCGCAATAGGTCGGATTTGTGTGAAAGCTGTGCTCGACGATGATGCCGGGCGTGCCAACAGATGCCGCCCCTTTGAGAACGCCGAAATAATCATAACCCGGATGTTTAGTGCTTTCCTGGGAATACATTATCGCGTCCTGACACTCGCCCCATTCCTCGCGGAAGAACTCAGTCAGCTTGTAGCCTATTGCTTCGGCGATTCCTTTGCCGCCGGAGCGCACAGACCAGTGCGTGAACACGGAGTTAATCTCGGGTTTAGGCTGTTCGCCACCCGTAGCGTTGGAGTGAATGGAGATAAACAGGTCGCAACCCTCGGAGCATTTGCCACGGGCTTGCAAGGCCATGTCCTCGGCTTTAGTCGCGCGGGTTCCAATGACCTCGACACCGTATCTCTCAAGCCGCTCTTTCATCAGCAGATAATACTGCCAAGTAAAGTTAGACTCAACGTAGCCAGCAGCTACGCCGGGATTATAGTTATCGCCATAATGCCCGGGATCTAAACATATTTTCATTAAGCATCTCCCTCGTCTTCCTTTGCTTCCTCTTCTTCCTCTTTTGCTTCCTTTTCCGCCAGTTGCTGCCTTGCGATGTCAAGTATTACATTCTTCAAAGCGGAAAGTCCGGCAGCGATGGCGGGGATGAGCATTGCCTTCCAGCCGAGATTCGGGGTGATGACAATAGCGCCAACAAAAGCCTGGACGAACGTCCAAATTACTCTCTCAAGGATGTCTTTCCAATTCAATTTCATACTTATTGCCCCTTTCTAATAATGAGAGGGCCGCACCCTTGCGAATGCGACCCGCATGACGATATTATTCCTCAGTTTCGGTTTCGGGCTCAGGCGGAACATATTGCGTAACAACAAACTGCTGCTCCAAAATGCCGCCTTCTTGATCGATGACCTCGAGATAAACGCTGACAAACTGAGTGGATGTGATGGCCGCAGCTACGCGCTGATGGAACGTCGCACGCGTAATGGCCTCGGTCGAGTAACTGTTTATAGACGTGTTGGTAATTCCATCAGGTCTATTTTGAAGTTCAATGAGAAATGTACGCATAATAAAACCTCCATTTGAATTATGGCGTAGCTGTAATATAAGTAAAGTTAAAGATAAGTCCTGAGCTCGGTATAAGGTTTAACCAAGTGCCAACATTGCTCTGGAACATGCCACTATTTGAACTACCAGTAATGTAGCCGTATGTATTAAGTGTTGACTGCCCAGAGGTCACACCTATTGTCGCGTCGACTCTTGCTGCGCTCGATCCATCTTGCTGGAACTGGATGACACTTGACATCGTCGCACTTGCCGCGTATGGAAGCCCCGTAAGACCAAGAGCCGTTGAGGTGTACTTCGGAATTGTTCCCCATACGGTCACTTGGCGCCCAACTTTGTAGTAGTTCGCCGTAAACGATATGGACATTCCATCAGTTAAAGTACAAGTTCCATCGCCGTCCATAGGGCCGCCGGTAAACAAATCCATGGCCCCCTTCGCCGAGTTCCAAGCATACACCGGATGGTCTAGTGCGAGTGAAAACTTATGCTTATCATGCGCTTGACCGAGATAGATGTAAATAAAGAAATTGGATCCGGAATTTGGATTTGTCGTCGGAAGAACCTGTGTTAATCCTGAGACGTCCATTGTTGTAGGAACATTTCCGTCGTAATTTCCGCTGCTAATGTCCTGCCACAAATACGCGGACTGGTCTGAGAAATTATAAGTGGCTTTCATGTAGACCGGAAGGCCGGACGTGAAGCAGTTCGTTCCTGCAGTTCCGCTACGGTAAACGTTAAACGCGTAGTCTGCTGTAACAACTTCGCAGCTTGTTCGGAAGCTCTGATAGTTACTACTTGTAACGAGCGTTCCGTTTGTGGCATTAGTTATCGTCGCAGTATCCTGATAGTAGCAGAACGTACCGAATGGATCGAACTTCCAAGTTCGATAGGATTTCTTCATATTCGAATAATCACTATTAGCAGTGCTTACAGAAAACAGCGTTCGAACATGCGTAGCGTTGCTATCGTCTTTTGGGCAAGACACCATAAACTGATACCGATAGGTTGATCCGATAGTCTTGTATCCAAGTCCGATCGAGTTCGTTTGAATTCTATCCTTATCACAATTAAGAAGCCAGTAAGTGCCGTTATATGTGAACAAGAATGTCTCATTTTGAACCCACTCGGTGCCGTCCATTGCGGATACAACGCCATTTGTAAGCTTCATTATACGTTTAGCACCGGTTCCGTTGACGTTCATCTGAACGGAGTTAATAGAAGCGGTATTCGCATAGTTAAGCGTTACAAATATACATGCACCTTTTACAAAATCTGCCGATGTAAATTCCGGACATGCAACAACTTTCGGGTCTGCACCAGCGCCAGAGTTGCATACCCCCTTAAATATCTGTGGATGTATGTCAACTGTCTGTGCAGAACCAGAAGAAGGTGTCGCCGTGAAACTATTAGTTCCGCCGGTAAAGGTATAAGTTGTACCTCCGCCTCCGCCTCCGCCATAGCTTACTTCATAAATAACGAAAGTATCCGAAGTAGTGATTCTAAGCTCATAATCGCGCGTATCTCCATCAGCGTCTTTGAAATACCTGAAACTAACAAACGATCCGCCATCCAAAGTGGCATAAAACGTTAGAGAATACGAATTGCCATCGAAGTCGAAAATCTGAGCATCATCGTATATGACTACCGATTTTCCGCTATTTAACAAATCCCGAAGATCATCCCCAATGGCTTGGGCGACCGTTCCTGATGCTAGAGTTCCTGTAGCAGGAGTGGAATCAACGCTAAAACCGTAATGTGTATCGCTTGTCAATATCGTTACTGAATTAAGCGCGTCGTATACGGCTTTTGCACTGGGATACTGTGCGTCGGTTGAACCAGGCCCAATCCCGGTTGTTTTATTGCTAGTATACTCAAGTCCGCTTGGAAGTCTTGCGGCGTTTAGCGTCCCGCTCGAAATATTCGACGCATTAAGAGATGTTAAACTCGAGCCACTTCCACTGAAGGTAGTCGCATACAATGTGCCGGACGTATTTATGTACGCCATATTGCCCCACGATGACGAGCCGGATCCACGCTGATCGAAGTATAAGAAACCGCCTCTGTCTTGGATTCGCCAGTCGTTGTAGCTATCCGTAAGTGTTCCACGCTGAAATATCAGAGATTGAGAGTCGCCAGGGGTAGCCCCTTCTTTAAGTAGCGTTAAGTCGTTCTTGATTTCGCTAATTGTCTGCCAGGAACCATCATGCCGAAGGAATTTATTTGTGTCAGTTGTATCAATGGCTATATTTGACGTGCTAACTGAGCCGTCGTCGGCCTCGCTTTCAATAAGGAACTTATCTCCAGTCGAAACTGTGACCGGGTCGTCGTAATCTGTCATGTAGCCTCCGTTGTCAATGCTGCCATGAGAGTGCGATGCCGTCGGAGGAGTTTGCCAGGTTCCGTCATTCCTAAGAAACGTAGTTGTTCCATTTCCAAGTTGAGGACCACTCTCAAGAGTATTTGTTCCGTTAAACTTTGCTAAATATCCAGAAAGCCCCGCACCGGTTACGTTATTTGCAATCGACGGCGTTACATTAACGGTCTGGGCCGTTCCGCCAGAAGGAGTCACGGTGAAGCTGTTAGTCCCGTCGGCGAACGTGTATGTCGTATTTCCACTATCCGACGGAGTTGCCCATGTACCATCTTTGCGCAAAAACGTAGTGGTGTTTGTTGTATCAAACGCAAGAGCAGAGGGTGCTTCCAATGAGCTGGTGCCTATAATAATTCTGTCGCCAGTTGTAACGCTCCCCGCTTTCGCGATGGTGGATATACTAACGTCATCAGTCGAGTGCGTGTGGTTCAGAGGTGCATAGTTCGCTTCAATTATACCGCCGAACGCCGTCATCATTCCAGCCTTGCTGTTCCAGAAATACACTGTATTGTTATCGTACAGGTTAAGCTGATACTTGCTATACGCCTGCCCGAGTAGAATATAAATGTAAAATGTCCCCGAAGCGAGACCAGAATTCGGGTCGGACGACGGGAGCGACTGAACGATGCTGCTTCGTTCGAGATAACTGCTGCTCGACAAGTTTGTTGTGAGCGTCGCTAGACGAGTCGTCGTATTGTAGAGTGCTTTAAGATAGACCGGATCATATGCGGTAAGAGCCGTGCTTCCGGCAGTACCGCTACTGTTAATATTAAGACAGTATCGAACATCAAACTGAGATGCGCTCTTGAATTCGTTGGCGTCTCTTCCACTTCCAGCTGCTACAGCTGTTGAACCAGAGTAGTAAAGAATACCCCGGAACGGATCAAATGACGCGGTCATCAAAGCTTTGTTGTACGTTGTCGTCTTCGTCGACGCATGTGTCGTACTATTAAACGGAATCACATCATTATTGGCGTCCAAGGCGCAAAGCACGTACGCAACGAGCCCACCTCCTCCGGTGGCTGTCGATACACGCATTGTCCGGTAGGTCAGTTGCGTTACCGTATCTGCATCATAATCGGTATCACATACCCAATATGTTCCGGTATATACAAACCTATAAGTCATGTTCGCACGCAAATAACCAACACCAGGAAGGTTATTCTCTGCGGCGTTTCTCATGTACTTAATTCCCTTTGCGCCTGTACTGTTAACATTAAGCGTTAGGCTTGCTACGGCACCGCTATTTGTGGCGGTAAACGTAACAAATATAACCGCTCCAGCAACAAGATCGCTTGACGTAAATTCGGGGCACGTGACGACTTTATTAACGGTTGCAGCTGCAGTTGCGCATGACCCTTTAAATATCTGAGGCTTAATGTTAACAGACTGCGCTGTTCCTTGAGAAGGAGTCGCCGTAAAGCTCTGCGTTCCACCTGTAAATGTGTATGTAGTATCAGAACTAGACGGCGGCGGCGCCCACGTGCCGTCCTGACGAAGGAAGTTTGTCGTATTCGACGTGTCGAAACCCGACGCCATTCGTTTGAGTTTCCCAGAGTCGTCCGTATCGGAAAATATCACAGCATCTCCGGTTGCTACGGCAGCCGACTCGGTTGCCGATGCCGTGACTTGGGTCGACGCTATAGACAGGTTCGAAATAGCGGTATCGGTATAGTTAATATAACCTGGGGCGGACGTGTCGAAATTATCTAAGGCCCAACCATCGCCCGAGTAATAGACAAGGTCTCCCTCGACCCCATTCATAATAGCGCCGTTGAACGTTATGCCGTCAGGGAGGAGAATCTTCCAGTGGTTAGAATTGCCGATACCAGAAGTATCAAGGAGAAGTCCTTGCGCCATTATGCCAACGCCAAACATATTTATAATCAAAGGCTTATGAATGGCGAGGCTAAAATCAGCAGAAGAAATCAGGTCTGAGTAAGTCGTTGGAACCGTTGAACTGAAATTGTGGAACGTCACAAATACGCCAAGCGCAATGCTAATTTCAATATATGGCCCCGCCTTAACATCTTCTATTGCTTGGTAAACAACCTTATTCTGGACTGGATTTGTGCTCGAAGAAGAAAGAGCGGAATCGACCGTATGAACCGCCGAGGTGTCCCTCAAATCATACGTATCGGATCCGATTGTGAGTTGGTTCATTTCAGCCATTATATATCGCTCCTTTCTCTAATGGCACTTAGCTTGCAACGACGTTGACCGGCCCAATAGTGAGATTGCCTGAGGAGTACGCGTGCTTCACGATAAGCTCGCCGACCTTGGTCAAAAGAGCGTTGCCAGACGATATGGCTCCAACTTTACCAATTTGCCCATCGGTGCCTATAAGAATGTCTCCTTGTGATACCGTGTAACCGCCGATGACGTTAGAAGTAGATACGTTCACTGCCACCGTGAAGGAAAGCGCGTTCTTATAAAACCTGATATGATCCGTGCCGCCGCCGCTAATGTTGTTAATCTGGGTCTGGATGTTAGACGTCACGCCATCAAGGTAGCCGAGTTCTGTAGCAGAAACGGTGGAATGGGCCGCAAGCTCTCCGTCGCCATTGAAATATGCAGCCATATTGGTCGCGGTTTCATGAGTTACCTGGTCAGGAGTAATGGCTATATCGGCAGTTGTCACCGCAATCTTACCGTTTGTTTCCGAGATTTTGCTAATATGCTGATCTGCAGAAACGACAACTTCCGAATAGTCAAGAGCATTTATTGCGTTCGTAACCGTCGACACTGTAGCAGCCTTGTTACTACTCGCATTATATGTTCCATCAAACGTATACGTCGTGTCGGTGTTCACGTCGCCTACTCGTTCCCAGTTTGTACCATCGTACACAAATTCAACTACCTGCCCGGCAGCAAAACCTGCGACTACGCCACCTCTATATTTTATATCTTTCAGCCCGGTGCCTGTAGTATCGCTCGAGCTTGAAACGATGTTCATCTTTGCTATACTGCTAGGCGCAACCCATGCGTTTTGAAATTTGACAATTATTCTCGCGCCGGCAGCAAGCGTTGCCCCGAACCCGGGACAAATAACAGACGCGTTTGACCCGCTTGACGAAGAACACACCCCATAGTGGATGATGTTTGCGCTACCATCGAAGTCAACGCCGTCAATCTTAGAGCCAGGTGTTAACGCCTCTGCGTACTCAGCAGTTCCGGGGATTTCTGCCGAAATCTGTTTAGTCGTATAGCTAATTTCGCCATTAGCGTTTTGTGTAATGCTGTCCACGAACGTGGTTGTCGTACCGGTCGTCGATGAAGGCCCGGTCACGGCGCTCTGGGTTCGTTTTGCGCCGGAGTCTTTTATGGTATACTCGTCAGTACCCATTGTGAGTTTTGTAATGTCCCCAGCATTTGCCATTTTATTTCAGCCCCTTTCAAATGTCGTCGATTACTAATGAATAATTTGTTCCGTTTATTAACTCAACATGAGCATAGCTTACCGTCGGCCTGCTTGTTATGCCGCTCCACGGCGTTTGGTTTGCGACCAAAGCCAAAGCCGCAGTCCCTGCGGAATTGGCATATGTGGCACTATCGGCAGATAGTATCCGCCCGGGAATCTTGCCATCAGTACGAAATTGATAAACGAACGACCCTCCAACAACCAGCCAGTTTGCAGCCGTGAACGTGCCAGTGGTTTGCGTTATGCAAATGTATTTTGTTGCAACACCGCTTTTTGTCACTTTGCAGTAATCGCCGGGATTGTACGTTTGTGAGGTGCTATACTCATCAAACGTAATATCCAGCTCTTCTATGTACACGATGTACGTTCCGGCAGGCAACGTATTATTAGTCGTAGATGTGCGCGTTCCGTTTATGTACACAACCATCGCACCAGTTGAGTTTGTGTTGAGCGTTATTGTATTAGCAACAGTGTTTGCGTATCGAACATTTACGTGCGCATAGTGTTTATCTGCTAGTACAAAATATGTGCAAGTTCCGACTTTAGCTGCGGTCGCAGCGGCGGTATCAACCTGAATTGACGGAACGGTATTAGAGTTACTATCGTAGTCGGCTATTTTCCAACAGCCGCTGCATGTATAGCTAGCATATGTAGAGGTGGTCGCGGATGTTTGTACCCAGTTTCCAGCCTTGTTCTCGTGGCGAACCAGTACATACTTTTTACTTGAATAAAGTACCACGTCACCTTTGGACCACGTATCGTGCCCTTCGACCGTAACTCCGTCGGTTAAGGGATCTGTAGTGCTTGTTAATGTCGCAGTCTTGGCGCATGCGAGGTACATTGTTCCATCGACATCGGCATCGAACGTGAGAGTGATAATGCTATCAACTGCGTATCTGGTACCTATAGCTGTAGAAACATTTGCCAGAATTATGTTTTCATCGTCGAAATCATTCAGACGCAACGCAGTTCCATAGGAACTCTGTCCGGCGATCTCTATTTTGTAGTTAATTGTCAGGCCATCGTATAACTCCGAAATATCTGTATTATTGCCGTGCCATACACAAGAAGTTCTACTCGCAGATGTTGTCGAGCCCGGCACTGATCCTGAACCCTTTACGTAAAACACCCCTCCACTAGGAGGTTCGGCCCACGTTCCATCGTGCCTCAAAAACTTTTCCGTGTCGCTCGTGTTTATCTGCATTCCGGTTGGGCCTTTAATAGTCTCTCCGCCCTTGGCGGTGAGAATATAAGCCCCATCAGTGGGCGGATTCATAACGCTTTCTGCGCCGAGTATAATCGTGCTCGCGTTCTGCGTATGGGCACCGGTTATGTAATTGACTAAGTACAGCAGACCGCCCGGCAGAACACCTACGCCTGACGCGTAAGAGACGTTGAAAAGAAAAACACATCCAACAGGAATCGATGCGGCCGCCGAAGCGTTTACATTATTTATGAATCCAGAAAACGCGTAATAGTTGCTTGTGCCGATGCCTCGAATGCCTATATAATTGACAAAGCCGGTGTAGGAAGTTAAGGACAAAGCGATTGTTACTTTCAGGTCGTTAGATCCGCCGTCTGCCGCAACTTGGGAAACCACCGGAAAATCATCCGCAGCGTATGAGAACGCATACATTTTGTTATACGTTACGCCTGGGGACATGTCCGTCACGGAAGTAAACGACGATAGCTCAACAAGCCCGCGCTTGCCATTGATCGCGTCATATGTAGCTTTTGCAGTCGGGTATTGCGTATGAGTTGAAAGAACTGAGATAGTTTGTGTTTTGTTGATAGAATCCTCTTTGCCGGCAACTGCATTGTCGGTGTATCCTTCTGCTGCGGCTAAAGCTTCGTCTATAGCATCTACTACAGGCAAAATGGTTACAGTGCATGTAGTGCCATCAAAAGACGCGTTCACGACACATATTTCTTCGCCATCGCCGCTGCTAACAGTCGTCGTTCCTGTATATACCAAGGGATCATTTTCGTTGGCAAGATTTCCCCATGACTTTCGAAGAACAAAGTAACGCATTTGTGCCGATTGCTCTTGGAGAGTCGTTGTTTGGAAAAGCACCATCGAATCTTGACGTGTTCTGAATGATTCTTCAATCGCGCTCGCGTTCGCTGCCGATATATTGAAAGTGTATTCAAAGCCGCTGCCAGTCCCGGTCAGCGTCACATTCCCAAGATTAACGAAATTGTTGTCGTCAAACGTCGCTTGTTCTATTGCTGTCTGTATTGCATCATATATGCCGGAACTCGCAACAGGATTCGAGCTGCTTGAGGTGACTGTGCTATCGACCGTTATTGCGGGAGGAATAGTAGGCTTGTTTTTAATATAACTCGGCGCAGTAGTGTCCGTCTGATTCCAGTCGGATTGCACATTGCTGCCACCACCGCCGCTAAACGGCACGCCGTGCCCCATCATATCGCCATTGCTGTCAACAAGGTGAATGACGGTTTCGTCATCAATAACCGATGTCCCGAGGTCGCTTGCTCTCGCGGCAATAACATATTCATCGGAGCCGGGCGCGGCGTCCAAATCGTAGTTTGATTTGTCAACCACGATATAGAACGTTGAAGAGGTCAGCAGAACTGTATCAGAGTTCGCGGAAGCGTAAACCGTAATATCACAGTTTACCACGCCCACAAGATCCATCACATTGCCAGGAATTTTGAAAGTAACGCTTCCGTCACTTTCGATTGTCGCATTAGTGTAGATCGTTGTGTCGTCGGGCTTAGTCATATTGAGCCGCGCCGACGTGCTAACCACTACTTGTCCCGCTGCGCTCATAAGCGTAACGGTAATGTATCTGGAGTTCTTATCATACTGCTTTGCGTAGATATAGGAAGGGGTATTGTGCGACGCATCATCAGTGAAAATTGTTGCATGTGTCACAATTTTGTTATCGGTGGTTGCCAATTTTTGCCACTTCCTTTCATATTGTTATTGCTACCCTGAAATTCGAGGATTTATATATAAAATCATTGTCGTCTTGATCTGTACCCGTAACGCGAATCTCACAGAACAGCAGACTCGCCACCCGCAATGCTTGCGGTATAGCAAATACTATTTCGCCGTGCGCGCCAATCGTGCAGTTTATGTCCGTTTTTTCGTAGCTGTGTTTAAGCCGCGCCTTCGTAACGCAGCATTTTGCGGTAAGAGACTGGCTTACCGGAAAGGGTTTCCCATCCGCGAAGAGGTAAACCACAATGTCATAGTTCGTCCTTCCAGTTAAACGAAAGGTTACTGTTTCGCCGGTGGACTTGTCATCAAGATATGCGATAGTGTCGCAATCCACCCCGTTGATATAGCGTTTCATTGCTTCACCTCGTTAGAGAAAGAGGGGAGAATGATCTCCCCTCCACTTCACTTTTCTTCGTCTATGAAATCTAAAAGAGGATACATTTGTTGCAAGGACATTTTCAGTTCGCTGCTAAGCTCGGACAGAGAAAAGCGGATGCCCGGGTCTTGCGCGTCGGTATTCTGAAGCGCTTCAACTGCGTTCAAAAACTTGTCTCGATGCTCTGCGCCGACTTCTATGCCGCCGTCGTCATGAACTGTAGCATTGTACTTTTCAATTATCTTTTTTAGCTCTGCGACATAGAAATCTGTGTCGCTTTGCGTGGCAGCGATGAATTTTGCGAGCCAGTACGCGAGATGCGTGCCGATCTTTTTGTCGGCTGCAATTTCTTCAACCGTAGTGTGAGCCTTAACAATAGTCTTTAGTTTCATAATGTTTCTCCTTAATGTCCGTTAATTGTTTTTCAAGTTCTGTAATTCGCCGCTTGAGTTGTTGTATCTCCCAAACGTTCATCGCTGCGAACTCAGCGTAATCCAGCGAGTATGTGTCATCGTGGTGAATTATGCCAAAGTCCTTTTCGCTCATCCCGTTTTCGCCAAGTGCGTCTGCAACGTCTTGCGCGATGAAGCCAAATCGCTTCTTTCCGGCCGAATCGCTCTTCATTGTGTACACAGCAGGTTTGAGGCTGTTGAAGACGCGGTCTGCAAAAGCAAGATCGTATGAGATGGCGGTTTTGAGGCACCTGTCCGAAGATGTGTGAACTTGACTTGTATAAACGTCACCAATATATCCGTTTTTCCAATACCGATTGCCTCTTCCTAAGTCGTATGTGTTCGCTACGCCGGGAACAACGTTGTTAGTAATACTCATACCATAAACGGGAGTGGTAGCCGTGTTGGATCGGTAAGTATAGCTCGCCGGGGCGTATGAAGTGACTTCCTGGCTTGAGGGTGCGCTGGGAGTTGGTGCGACGTGAAAGCGGTTGATTATGTCTACTGTCGTACTGCCACTCGTGGTGCCCTTAGCTAAATATACATCTATTGATTTGCTAAATGTCGTAGCACTACCATAGTCCGAACCAAAGCTAAAGGTTGCGCTAACGTTGACGGTCACAAACAGCCCCGTTGGCATTTGGGCATTGCCCCCCGTCGTAACGGTTGCCACGAATCTTACATAATCCGCTGTCGCTGAGCAGTTTACGCTTGCGTTAAAATTTATTGTAGTCGTAGTAGTAGATGTATAGCATTCGTCATAAATACTCGTATACGGCATTCTTATCGCCAGATGAGCTGTCGTGCTGTCAGCCGGATATAGCGTGATGGTATTGGCAGTGATGTTGGTGCCGTACATATCACCTCTAACTGCCAGACTTTCAACGCCCAGATTGTCTATGTAGCTCATTTGACCGCTTGTTGACACAACGTCAATACCGTCGCCCATGAACTTTCCACCGGAAGCATAAATAATGCCGCTGAAGACAAAGCTGTTAGTCCCAAGATTAAATGTCACGTACGACGCTTTGTTGTCGCTGAGAAGCGAAAATCCGTCTGTTCCTAGATATATTCCGCTTCGTGTGCTGCTAAGCGTGCTTTTGGAATTGCTGTACATTTTGCCCGTGCCGATTGTAAATCCTGCCAAGCCGCCTATATATCCGGCGTTTGCGGTTATGTTGCCCCGAACAATTACGTTACCATCTGTATCGGCCTGAAATACATTGAGCGATCCTTGTTTAACGACAATGCCACCGTCATTTATCACGACAGAGCTATTGGCGTTTCTTATTTCAAGAGCCTCACCTAATAGCAGAGACCCAATAAGCACTTCCGCAACCAATCCATACGCTGTAACATTGCTTCCGCCGCTGTCTGTGTATGTTATTTTACCCAACGCGGCCTTTGCTGTTGCCCAGTTATCGTCGGTGAATATAATCATGTTATTCACTATCCGCAACTGTTCGTTCGCAAATGCGTCTTGGTTGGCATCAGTAAACTTGCGTCCCAAGATGCCAGTGTCGTCAATCTTAAACTCTTGGTTGTTCATATTAGCGAACGTAGCTCTAAGTGCCGATGAAAGCGGATTCTTAATGAGCGGCGTAATATACGATTTGTCCTTTGAGTATTCCAGCATATTTTGCCAGTTCGCGCCAACTTGCTTTGAAACGCTACTCGACGTCGCCATCAAATCGCCGTAGGTATAGCCCCAGTCATCGAGGCGCAGCGCGTTTGCAAACGTCAGAGAGAACGTGTCGGTAGTGTCAAGGTTGTATTCCATCTCGAGAAGGGCGGGATAGTACCACAAGCCTTCTTCTTTTTCGACAGTGATTATCTTGCCGAGCTCGAGTTCAGACATTTGGTTTCTGAACTCATATAGCTTGCTGCAATCCACCGAGGTAATTGAGAACTGCAACTTAGGCTGGCAGACTTTAGAAAGCTCCAACTCGCCGGCGTGCATCAACTCGAGCGCGAGACTGAGCGTTTGGGCCGCTGTTGTTTCGTCTGTTACTTCAATATTATCGTTGGTATAGTCGCCTTCGATCCAGTATCTCCCGAGCTCTCTGAGAAGGGCGGGAGTATTGGAGAAGTAGTTGATGATATTACACTGCGAGCTTATGGCTTCAAGAGCTGCGTATCGCGTGTCAACGGCCTGCTGAGCGCCGGCAATCAATGTCTCAAGCTGCTTTTTCTTAGTATCGTAGCGTTTCTTCCAGGCGGTTGCAGAATACAAATCTGCATAACGCTTGAATCCGCCACAGCCAAATTGACCTGCCGACGTAACGGTGGTTGCGTCATGAGAAACCATAAGACACTGCTTTGCGAGATCCCAATGATCGTTCTTAATGACGTCCAAGTCTTCAAACCACGCATCCCAATAAGCAGCGTTGTCGTCCCAACTGCCTTGGCGCACATTGATTATGAGCTTCTTGCGAGCTTTATCTAACCGCAAAAGATCTGCCAAATCCTTAAATCCGCACAATGAGTCTGCGTATTCATATATCTGGCTCTCGGTCAATATTTCGCGATTCTCGCAAATTGGTGTCAGGTCGGCAGACCAAACCCCTCCGTTAGAGTCCCACATTTCAACGCCGATGCTGTAAGTCGTGGCCACATTCTCATCTACTTCTTCTGGGCCGACTGTTATGTTTTCTTCCCACTCAGGATAATATTCAGCCATTTCAATCGGCGAAACGAACGGTCGAAGATGGTAGTCAACATTACCGTTGCAATATGAGTTATAATCATCGCATAACTGGTTTATCTGTGATATATTACTTGCATATGCCGCAGACTGCGTATCATATTGATAGAACCCAGACGGAACAAGCTCGATCTCTTTTTGAACGGCAAGTCCCCTCACAGCTCCGGTCAGCTTGCAATAGCTATCAAAGATGGGTCCAGTCATGTCGCCGAAGTAATAATATTCAGCGTTGTAACACGCTTCGGCGGTGCCGGTCATAGGTGTTCCGCTAAAAGTATAATATATTCTGCCTCCAACAGTGGTGGTTGTCGGCTGGTTGGCATAGGCCGTTATTTGACTATTTGCAGTAAATTCGGCGTTCTTGTATCTGGAGCTTGGCTCAAGAGATTTTTCGCCAGTTTCGACGGTCTCACACCATATGGTTCCATAAGGCGGGTTCGATCCTTCGACCTGCGCCACCGAACGCTTTTGCTCGGCGTTGTCGAGGTCTGTATAAATCGTTGAAATCTCCGTCAACTGATCCTGATACTTCGTCAGCCTCAGATAGTCGTCCTGCAATCCTGCAACGTGGGCTACATAATATCCCTGTTGGGAATCGACAAAAGCTTTCCACTGCCTCAGCTTTTCCTTCAGAGCATCAGACATCCAGCGATTGTCGTTATCCATATAATAGCTAAAGTCGCAGATATATTTTGTGCCGGTCGGGTTAACGCTGGAGATGTCACAATTTGTGCCTTCACAGTTCATAACCGTGACAATATCTTCGGAGTTTTCCTCGACCTGAACTTCCTTCATAAAGTTACTAAAGGTAAAGAGAACATTGGCCTTTTCGGTTACTTCCTCGGTAAGCATCGCGTGGATCGTCTTAAATCTGAAGTCGAACAGAATGAGGCACTCATACGCCTCTTCGACAGACTTAACGAGCCACTCATAACCCGTGCAGGTTTCCTCTTTGAACGATCTGGCTTTTTGCCTCAAGGCCGAACTTATATATGTTACAGTCCATTCGTCGTAAGGCTCGGCGGGATCTTCCAGACCTTGCCCGAGTGCAAGCTGCACACCAAGTTGCTGATGAATCTGCCCGATAACAGAAGGAACTGCGCCTTCGTCGCTCGCGTCGTAATTCGCGTCAGTGGGGTCAGAGGGGTTGTAGAAGTAATAAACTCTATCCTCGCAATACACGCCTTTGTCCTGCAAAACGATCTGCCCGGAAGAACAGGTGACGTCCTTCGATTTGACGACGCCGTTATCCGTCTCTGTCACACTGGTTATTATAAACTCGCCGATGCCAGTAGCAATAATTCTGCGGCGAGTTTGGATATAGTCGTAGTAATCTAAATCCACCTTTTCGCCCTCGCTGTTTGTCGTGGTCGAAAAGCAAGTGAACGTCAACTCTGACAAATCATTGAAGCGCAGCCTCAAAATGCGGTCTGTCGCGACGACGGGGAACAGCTCTCTGCCGTCGGGGTTGACAAGGTACAGCTCGGTTTCGTTTAGGTTGTGGTAGTAGTCGAAAGATAGATTCATATCGCAACCCTCTCCTTAATAACCGATCATAGCGTACCACGGGCAAGTTATTGTAACGGTGCCCGGGCAAGTGACCGTCAGTGTATTCTGTCCCTGCCTTAATCTCAGCCAGTTCTTGCTTGTGAACTTTGATAGTTTTTCGCCGCCGAGTGTGCTGGTTATGGTCTTTGTTTCGCAATCAACCGTAACTGTTTCGCCGGCGGTTAAGCCGGAGAACGCAAACGCTCTGCTGGCGTCATCAGTTGTATTTATGATGCTGATAGAGCCGCCGGTGAATTGCACCGTAGGATAAGTGTATCCATCGCGGATGTCAGATTTATTCTGTATTGTAACTGTGCGCGTCCCGCTGCCGGTAGAAGTGACTGTCGTGGGTACGCCGCGCGCAAACGGGGAGTCAAGACTGCCCGTCAGTCTAAAGCCGTGACATTCACCGTTGACATAAACTGTGGACGACGATGTGAACACGCAATAGTAATCAAAATCTTCCCAGTCATCGTTGTGGAACTTCAGAGGCTTGAAGGTCTTGCGGCCAATAAGCCACGACAAAATCTCGGATCTGAGTTCGATGGGTATGACCGTCTCGCTAACAACGGTGAAGTTGCACGTCGGGGGAGAGTCATACTCCAAACCGCCATGGTAGAACCGAATCAGCGACGGTACTTTAAGCACGGAAAGACTTGGAGAGAAGGCGTCATTCTCCTCCACGGACTCTGGCGTGAATCCGGTAAATTCGGCCATCTGTAAACCATAGGTGCCAGAGAAAACGCCGTCATAAGTGAAATATGTTGAGTTTATCAATCTTATTCTCTCCTTTCTTTGAGTAACGCAGGGTACACATTACGCATACCCTGCGTACTAAGCATTAGTTAGATCGCAATTTTTTGAGCCGACTTGCGATAGCCGGAACGAATCATTCCTGTATCAAACTCGCGTTTGATTTGAGTAACGGCCTGCTGCACAATCTGGTTGAGACCAGGAAGCGCATCTTTGGTAACGGTGTCACAGTTGATATTGATGAGAGGGGCGTTGAAAGCGTTGCTTGCTGCCGTAACAAGGTTAGGCAGAGTTCTGTTCATGAACCGATTCATCATTGCCGGGGTGGAAACGAACTCACCTTTGAGAAGTTTCGCAAATTCTTCGGTGGATTTAAGAGTTGTGTTTCCAACTATTCCGCCAGAATGGTGGGTCGCTATCCTTCTCCCCCCGCCGCTATACGTGTGACCACTTGAAGACTTGTATTCTTCGTGATAATACCGATCGCCAGAGCTGCCGCTCTTACCGCTCAAAAACTCTTTAAGCCGACTGACTGACGACGTCACAAAATTCTTGATACTTTGGTCGGGCAGTATGCTGCTTATAACGTCTACGAGATTGGAACCAATCGTGAGGACGGGGGCTATTGCGGTATTGATGGCACTTATTGCAGCATTGCTTGCTTCGCTTGCAGCCTTGCTAGCACTATTCTCTGCTAAGTCGGTTTGATCTCTTTCTACAAGTTGTTCCATTGCTTCGTAGCTTACCCTGACTTTCTCGGTCAAATCCAGTATATTTTGAGAAACTACACCGAGGCTTGAGGCGCCTGATAGTTCGGAAATCCTGTCCTCAATCGCGTCAAGCTTGCCATCAATCAACTTCTTATACTCTTCGTATTGCTCATCGAGCTCGTTTGTAACAACATCTATAGCGTGCTCAAGGGTGAAGTCATCAAGCTCTTCTTGTGCTTCCTTCAGCTCTTTTTCCAACTGGCGCGTTTTTGCGCGACCCGCGGCGGAAGTGTCGAGCTGGGAAACCGCAAGTTTCGTTTGAAGCGAAGCGACATTTGACTCTTTTTTGGCCAGTTCTTTCTTGTAATCGAGCTCTTCCTTGTATTGTTTAAGCAAGTCTTTGCGCAAATCAATGAGCTCTTTATAGGCGTTGAGTTGATCCTTCAGGAGATCTTTTTCGTCCTCGTATGCTTTCTTCTGCGCCTCGGCGGCTTTCTTTGCCTGATCCGTAGAAAGTGCGAGCATTGACAGTGCGACCCTCAAGTTTTTGAGGTTCTCGATGGCGATTTGCTTGGTTTCAAGAGACATGTCTTGAAGTTTAGACACCTGCCCGTAAGTCTCGACAAGTCCGCCGATATAATCTTGCATCGCTTCTTCGTCAAGCTCAAAACCATCAGCGGTCTGGATCAGATATTGATCGAGCCCTTGCTTAATCATATCGTTAAATGTTTTAACGGTGATTGCGCCGTGCTCGTTCATATCATCCATAGAAGAGGCTATGGCATCATACGCGTCTTCAATTTCGCCAAGAATGTCTTTAACTTCGTATGACTCTAAAACAAACTCTTTAGTACCTTCCGGCTCTTTCGGCGTGGGAGTCCATGAATCAAGCTCGTCAAGCTTGTTCTTGGCGTCCATGTAGTTTGTGTACAGGTCTTTATATGTATTGAGAAATTCTGTGACATTATTGTATTGCTTCCGCCAGCTAGCCGTCTTTTGTATTACGTCCCCTGGGACCATGCCGTCATCGTTGATGTATTCAGAAAGGAGACTGCTACCCCAGACGTAATCTTTTGCGACGTCTTCCGTTGCTCCGTAAGTTGCGACATAATCGAGATCTTCTTTATACCTGAGAAATTCCTTGTAAAGATCTACGAAGTCATCTGATGGGGCGAAACGAGTAAGGCTGAGGTAAGCTGGGGTTTTATAGGTTATAGTAGTGCTATTTATAGCCTCTTTTGCAGCAACTAATGCCGACTCGGCTTCTTTCCTGGCTTTTTTAGCTTCTTCTTCAGTAATATTCTGCAGGATACCAAGCTGTTCTTCCAGCTTGCCATTGACAACATCGATTTGTTTGCCATGATCGCCAACTAGCTCAACGATTCGCTTTTGTATGTCTTCGATTTCGTCCATCGGGGCGTCTTCTTGACCACCAAGCTCCTTGTACTTCTCGATCAAGGTTGCCAACTCATCAGCGTTATTTTTGTAATCGTCGGCAAGGCTCAAGCTTTCTCTTGATTCTTCCTTTAATCTGTCAAGGAGTTCCTGGTGTTTTTGCGCGAGGCGTTCTTCGTTCTGCCTAATATCGTTAACAGCTGCCGAAATAGCAGCAGTAATAATAGCTATTGCCGCAATGACGATTCCAACAACTCCGCCAGACGAGGTTGAGAAGACCTTCTTTAGAGTTTGACCGAAATTCATGCCGGCAGCCCGAGCCGATTGGAATGACCGGATCATGATTTTAATATGCTTTACCATGCTGAGTATGCTCTTTGCAATCGCAGCTCTCTTTATCCAGACTATTAAAAGGACAATTTGCGCAAGGGTGCCTTTAGCGCCAAGCAAGTTGTTAGACACTTTGATAATGCCATTAGCTATATTTATAATCGCTTTAAGTAAATCGACAGCCTCTGCAACCAAATCGCTACTCAATATGTTCATCGACAGCTCGGCAAATGTGGTTTTAAGCTGATTAACCTTGCCCTGAATGCTATTTGTGTATTTATCCAGCGCTTCCGTAGATGTGCCGGCTGAATCCATTGCAGATGCGAATGCGCCGGCGGCATCTCCCCAGTTGCTAAGAATGGAATATATGACGCTGGCCTGTTTCGTGCCGCCCAAGATTTCGGCAATTCGCGAAAGGCTTGTTTCATCAAGCTCTCCGGCCACTTTGCCAATGCCCTCAAAGATTTCATATAGATTCTTGAACTGCGTGTCAGAACCCTCGACCATGATGTTGAAACCGGAAAGCTTCTTGATTTCCCTGGCATACTTAGACCAAGCCCCTATAAGATCATCCGTATCATCTTGGAGCTCTTTTAGGTCGACAGTAGATTTGCGTATGCGCGCAGACACGGTTTTTAGGGCGGTTCCCACAACGCTGGCGTCCTGAACAGCAGCGTTGGCGGCCGCAATCAAACCCGCCGATTCTTCAAAGCTCGTATTGGAAGCGTTTAATGCTGCGCCGGCTTTCTTATAAGCCTCCATTAACTCTGACGCCGAAACCGCATACTTCTGTCCAACTGAAATCAAAACGTCAGCAACATGTTCCGCGTTATCGGGATCAAAGCCATAGCCTTTAATAATCGAAGTCAAACCCTTGGTTGCTTCGTCCGAAGACACCGCTGCAACTTTAGACAAAATATTTGCATACTTCGCCAGTTCGGTAGCATCTTCCATTCCGTAACCAAGCCTCGAGAACGTCTCGACGGATTTCAGCACATCCGAAATGGTTGCGCCGAGTTCTTTGGCGAGCTTCGTGGAGTTGGTTAAGAACTTGGTCATCTGAGCGTCGGTTGCGCCGGTGACAATCTTTAGCTGCGTCATGGCGGTATCAATATCTACAACGTTCGTGTAGACTTGCCGTATCGCCATCGTGATTTTGCCGATTATCATGCCAGACAAAATAGAACGCAGTCTCGATCCAAAGTTCTTCTTTAGCCTCTGGAACCAAGTTTGCGAGTCAAGGTCGTTCTTGATTATATAGTTATTCGCTTCTTTCATCGCGCGAACAACTTCCTGGTAGTTAGATGGGTCTGCGTTCTTCGCGAGATCATTAACACGTTTGAGTAATTGGACAGCCGTAGGATCCTTAGCGGCCTTAGTGTCCATCATCTCTTTATAATAGTCGCGAGCTCTTCGCTGAAGTTTGGAGTACAACGCGGCAGCGTTTTCTTCCATGTCCTTGAAGCTATTCATATTCTTCAGCTTAACAGTGTTTATCTCGGCTAGTATATCATTAGCTAACGCTTTTGCCTCGCCAGAGGCATTGTCTCTAAATAGGACTAGCCTTGCTTCAATATCAGAGGTGGCGCGCTCTGCTTCGCTATATAGCTGAGCCATTTCTTGCCGTTCTTCACTGAATTGAAGTTTACCGTCAGACCCCATCCAGACCGCCGTGTTGTCCCGCAGCCCGAGGCGAGCAACACTTTGAATAACGCTGGCATACTTGCGATAATCGCTCAAATAATCATTCAGTTCGGCCCTTTGCTTCGAGAAGATGTCGGCGTCAAAGGCTTCTTGCTCTTTGGTTTTAATATTATCTAGAGCAACGCCAACACGCTGCATGACGTTTTGCGTCTCGAGGTCTGCACGATCCATTCCTTCGACGATGCCGTTGAATGCTTCCGCAACCTCTGGCCTCATCGACTGGGCGGTTTGGGCTACCGCGCTAATGGTCTGCCTCAAATTCTGCGCGGATGCTTGTGCTCTGTTGAAGTTGTCCTCTAGCGCGCTTCGCGTCGAGTCGAATTGCAGCCCGCCGTTTGCCAGCAACGAAACACCAGAACCAGTCTTGCCGGCCTCGGCATATGCGCTACGTATTATATTTTGCGCAGTTTTATATTCGCTGAGAACGCTATTGAGCTCAGAAATCGCCTGCTTGGCGTCCGCGGCTTCGGACTTGAGCATCTCGCTCAAATGTTGTTGAGACATTTTGTCCCATCTTTTTACCAGCGAGAGTTCCGTGCGATCTATAACGTTCTGTGTTTCGAGGTCAGCTTTCGCTATGCCAGTTTGTAGGGTTTGGAAAGCGCCGCTAAGCGCGCCTTGTGTCACTTCGCCTTGTTGGGCGAGTTGCGCCATCTTCTCTTTTACCGACTGTATTTTCGCCGCGGCTTCATCGTATTGCTGCTTCGCGGCCTCGCGAGCGTCGCTAAACATTAGGTTGCCGTCTAGCCCGTAAGTAATACCGGAGCCCTCTTGCGCGGCTTCTTTATAGAAGGTGCGCATTGTGCGCTGGGCTTCCTTATACTCCTTGAGCATATTGGTGAAGTCTTTGGGGGTCCACGGGTTATTAGGACCACCGGGGCCGCCACCTCCAAAGATGCCGCCGCCTCCGCCGCCACCTACTTTTTGCACTGCTCCGAGAGCTTCTGCGACGGAGTTTAATGCGTTAGCAAGCTCCACAAGCCCCTGAGCGTTTCCTTTTGTGATTTTTATGTTGTTGAGGTTCGAAAAATCTATTCCTGCGAGCTTTGCCAGTTTATTGGCATTGACTTCGGCTATTTGCGGCAGATATGTAGCTAGGTTCTCGTAAGAGGCTTTGCTTATGTGAAGTGCATTAAACTTTGCTGTGTCAAACGTTATTGACTTAGTGTCTATTTTGCTTAACTGTGTGGCAAGGTTGATGATATTTTTTACTGACCCTTCACCAAAATGACCTTTGGCAAGCAGGGCGATGCTCTCTATAGATTGCGCGACGTAATACAGCCTTTTGTCATCAATATTGCCATATTCACTTAATGCGTGGAATAAGTTTATTACCGGCTCGGATGCGGCCTGCGCGTCTGAACCCATGTCATTAAGCGCGTTTTGAATACCGACAAGTGCGCCGGTTACCTTTTGTGCTTCGTTATCGGCCGATTCTCCAAGCTTCGTCACGCCTTCCGGCGCGTGATCCATCTGCGCTATAATCGTATCAAGCTTGTCCGAAAGGGTGGTCAACGAGGCAAGAACGCCTTGAAGCGCTTGATTATCAGCGCCGCCTTGTCCACCTCCGAAAAACTCGGGGTGCTCCGTCTTTATTTTAGTGATCGCCATGTTTGCTGTCATGGCGCCTTCTCGGACGGCCTTGAACTCATCAGCAAATCTAAGTTCACCCGATTCAAATGCGTTTGCAACATTGCTTGACCGCAAAAAGGCGGTCAACTCAGCTGCAGCCGCTCTTGCAGTCAATTTGAACTTCTCGAGCTGATTGTTGAGCCCTTTGATGTATCCATTGTCCTTTAGGTTGCTATTCTCTTCTTCTAGTCTCCTTACCTCTGCTTCTAACTCCACAATTTTATCGGCGGCCTCTTCACAAGATTCTTTAAGTTTTTGGAATTTAAGCTGTAAGTTTTCTAACTGTGTGTCAGTATTTTTATTATTGAAACTCGCAGATACGTCAATCTTTATGCCTTGAGTGATTTCGTCCATAGTGCACCCCCTTTAACCATATATTTCTTTTGATATTTTATCTACGTCTTTTTGTATAAGCACTACCTCTTCTTGCCATATACGATTAACGATTTCTCTAAAAGTCCGTATCATTTCGTCGTTCTCTCCAAATAAGCTGTCTCTAAACATCTTGTATGGAGCATCTGATTGCTTGGCCGGCTTGCTCTTAGGGAACCATCTGCCAAAACCGTGCCATTCTGCTTTCCCTGATTTCGAACGCCTGATTTTTCCTGGCCTTCTATAGTATGGCGTGCCCGGATTTGGGTGAACTCCCCATATTTCGGCCTTGTCGGGGTCTATATATTTCGAACCGCCATGCCATCCTTCCATGAAAACGGTATCGAAAAGGCTGTCGCCGCCGTGTCTGTCTTTATGTATCTGTGTCGGGTCTATTAAATCCATAACGCACCCGAACTGCGCCGTGCCGTTTTCGTCTTGCTGAATACTAAGCAAATTATAGAGGCTGAGGGTTCTTGGATAGCTCTTTGGCGCATAGGCATTATAGAATCGAGATACTGCGTTATTGAACATTTCCGTTATTTTCGACCTTTGATATTCGCCAATTTCTTTATACATTTGCGGCACAGTTTTATTAACATGCTTTTGAAACATCGCCAATACTTTTTCTTGCCATTGCTTGTTCTTTTCTCTCAGCTTTTTGATTTTTGCGATAGCATCATCAATCGTGTCCATTTGCATCACCCCGCATACCGACATACATATAAATGGAATCCATTAAATCGCGGAGTTGTTCTGCGTGTATGTTTTGAACAATTTGCTCATACAAGTCAGTGCAAAGAATGAGATCATATAAAGCCTGCGCTTCTTTCGGCAAATCGATAAACGCATATGTTCCAATTATATTTGCGCGAATGGCGAATATAACCGCTTCGTAAACGATATTGCCATCGGGATCCTCTACGCTCTTTATTATATTTCGAATTAAAGTCAAATACTCCTGCAAAGGAAGCCGCTCTTTAATCGTTATTGTCTGCCCGCGCCAAGTAATGTCTTTGGTTTTACGCGCCGGTATCGCCGCGGCTTTCATTAAATCTTCTTCTGATAAAGTGTGTATTGCGCTCATAGCGGCCTCCTTTCTCCGTTATACGATAGTCCAGCCTTGCATTTCTTCCCAGATTTTATCTACAAATGAGTTTCCGCCCATGTGCTTATAAGCGGCATATACTTTAGCCATATTTTCATATTCGTACTGATTGATCTGTTTCTCTTGATTGTGCAGATAATAAAACTGCGTCATAATGTTGCGCAGAGAGCAACGCGATGCTTCGTCGCGATTGTTTTCTCTCTCGTCTTCTTCTTTTTTGCGATTTTGCAGATTCAAAAACCAGGTACGAAACGGTTTAATGCACAGAAGTAAAAGTGTGATTATAGTGGTTACACCTTGTGCGACCTTAATAAGTACGTCCCAAAAAACGCCCATAGTTGTCCTCCTTCAGACCGCACAAGGCGATCTTGCATTATTTATCTTTTTCCATTTCTTCCTGATAAGCGCGGTTTAATTCTTCTTTCAGCCCCGGGAAGCTTTCTCCGATAAAGTTGAGGAGATCACCCGGATTCACGCCATCGATTTTGTCGCCCAGTGTGCGTGCAAGCTTCTCTACCGCGTCCAGCACGCCCTGAAGCCGGCTCGCCTTCAGAACGACGTCTTTGCGGTATTCGAGAGCTTTGTCAATTTCTTCCATCAGGTCATACCAGAACGTGCTGTTGTTGACGGCTTGCTCGATCTTTTCCATAATGTCGGTCTGCCTGAACAGAAGCTCAATGCCTCTCAACACGTCGGCCGCCTCGTCGCCATTCTGAGCATCGTCAAGGACGATGTTTGTAAAGTATGCAATGTAGTTGTAGTATCTTGCGAAGGTCTCAAAGTAGGGGCGGTATTCAATACGCCCATCTTCGTCCTCCGCGAAACACATATTTACAATGCTGCTAATCATGCGGCTTCTTTCAGATATGCTGAGCCATCTTTTTACGCCGATCTCGACCGGCCTTTTATCTCCGTTAATAACTGCGGTTGTCCATTGATCGCCGTAGTCAATTTCTTTTTCGATGTCACTCAAAGCGATTTCTTTGATTTCACTCATGTCCTTTTTCTCCTTTAACACTGTATTTTTTGCACACGCATCCATCTGTTTCTTCTTGAACACGTCCTTCTTTTGCTTTTCGCAAAATACTGCAATTTCGCGAATAACGCGAGCATTGTCGGCATTTATCTTCGAACTCTTTCAGAGTTTCTTCATCTTTGAAAATACCGACGTAGTCGACAGGGTGTATTGTTAACTCGATACGAGGGTTTTGCGCATCGTAGTATATTGCCTGTACACGCTCACACGCTACGTTATCATCGATCCAAATTACTTTTGAATCTGTGATAGAGTCTAAAAGTATTTTGAGATGGTTGTTCGGATCTAAATCAAGCCGCGGAAAATAGAAAACAGCATCAATATAAAAATGTTGCCATTCGTTTGGCGTAAGATCCCACCCTTGCTTAGCCGCCTCATCCTTGACATATTGCGTAAAATATTTCTTATAGGCCTTTGCTTCTTTAGTGCAATAACTCATCGCCCTCGGCTTCCCGTCTTGAAAAACGCAGCGATACGATAAATAATGATTGACAGACGGAGGTATGCTGCTCGTTAACTTCAAACTACGCATATACAAAATGAAACCCCCGCATGTTTTTTCGGGAAACCGGCAAACCAAAGAGATTCTCGCTTGATCGAGTCCCAACCAAATTTTGTCGTTTCATTTCAATCACCGTCAAAAAAAGGGGCCGTGCTTAAAGCAACAGCCCCACTTTCGTTATCCTGTTGAACTAAGCTTATTACACTAATTAGGTGTGATCCGCCTTGGTGATGGTCAGGACTTTGCCGTTAGCATCTTCGAGCAGGTCGAACACGACGTCAACACTCACGGGATCGCCTTCGCCATTGTAGGAAATGTTGAAAGCGCGTTGAGGGCTGGCCTTGTGGAAGGTCAGGTTCTCGTCGTATGTATTGCCATCGGCATCCTGCCACACGGTCTCCGCAGTGATGATGTAGTATTTGGGCATCGCGTTCGGAGTGTTCTCAAACGTAACCGTGGTAGTGCCAGAGCCGGCAGTTCCACCCGCCATCATATTGAGCAGTTCCATGGTAAGAATCTGCGTAGACAGAGTGAACGTTCCCTGGATGGGGTCGTTGAACCCAATCTTATTGCTGTGAGCCTGGCCACCGGTCGCCCAAGTGCGCTCGCCGCTAATATCAATATCGCTGACGTTGGCAAAATCGATTGTCATGAGCGCAGTGCTCATGGAGGTGTCGGAACCGGCATAGATTTTTACATTAAGTCCATACCTATTCGCAAATTGAGTAGTCGTAGTAAGATTACTAGCCATTTTGCCTATCTCCTTTTCAAATGTTTTTAGAAATCGGCTTTAACCAGTCGTTAAAATTAAACTCGTCTCCGCCGTGATTGCTGAAAATGCGCTCGCTCAATTGTATAGAACGCATATAACCGAATTGAAAGAAAGTGTCGTAGAGCTGAAAAATAGTTAGATCGCCAATGTTTAACAGGTTGTACGAAGGGTGTGAGGCGCATATTTTTGAGACAATGTTGCTCAAATGGTATTCCGGCTTGTCCTCGCCAGACTCTTTCTCAGCTTGCTGTTTTAAGAACTGTTGTGCTTTTTCCCACAGCCGTTTGGACTCCTCGCTGGAGTACTTCGTTACCACTGTGTCTTTGTCGAGGTTGACGTAGTTCAGTTGAAGCATCATCCCTCGCACTTCCTCAAAATTCGACCGATTGATCTCTCCAGAGACGTGTTGCCCGTCATCATCGGTAAGTGTTGCAACGAATTTCCTGTTTTCCTCGTCCCATACCAAATCTTCCATCATAAAGAACGACATAACCTCGGCGCAGAGCTCGCGGCTCGGCTTCAACAGCGTAACCATATCGAATACGCTGAGCACTTCTTCTTTCTCGGCTAGTTTATCTACGCCGCGAAATTGAAACAGCCTGTCATACTTTAACAGCATCTCTTTGTCCCAAGAGAGGAAGGCCCGGTATAAGTTATACCCTGTGTATCCAATCCCAGAGAGGGGATAAATCTCTTTGAGGTGTGGCGAGCGCAAATGCCCGACGCCCTCAACGAATACCGGTTCGCCCGATAAGAGGTCAAAATATTCAAATATCACTTTGATACCCCCGTTACGGCGTTGTATTCTTAGAGACCCCGTTATCTCTGAAGTCAGATACTTTATATGTTAACTCACGCGTGGTGAATCCCGCGGGAGAGGGAACAGTTCTGATTGTCACAAGGGAAAGTCTTCCCAAGCCTACAAAGGGAAATTTGTCTAAGACAAGGTCAATCGCGCGTACGAGGTTGTCGCGCCGATTTCCCATCGTCCCTTTGCATTTGCGCGGGTCAAGCTTCATATACTCCTTATGACATATAACAGTCACGTACAGACGAAAGTCTTGCATCGTGGTCGTGTTATTTTTGTTTAGCTCTGCTTCGACGCAGATATAAGCCTTGGATTCTGCGCTCGTGTTGTCAACGTACAAATAATCGTAAAGATATTTGTCAAACACAGAATCGGCCTCATCGCTGTCCATGTCGACTTCCCAGTCGTCAAGCAGCAGGGACACTACGTCTTTGTCTGTGCCGATTGCTCGCAGAACTTTTGCGGGATACTCCACCAGTTCGTCTAAGTATGTCTTAGCCAACTCCAATCACCCGCACTTTCTTTACATATGAGCCGTACTCTTGGCTCTGCTCGGACAGCGTCATCGCTATTTCTTCACCGATTAGAGACTCGTCAAACGGAACAGTAAGCGTCAGAACGCTGGTCGCGCCGCTGTCGGTGCAAGAGTACCCGATGCTATCGCTTTCTTTCGCCACAGCCCAAATTTTGAGTGTGTCAGAGACGGCCTCGCCAGCCTCGTTGACGCAAGTGCCTTTATATTTGCCCGTTGACCCAATTCGTATTGTGTCGCGTCCAACAATCAGGCAGCTCCCCGTTGGCTGCGGCGTCGGGGTATCAGAACCCATCGGCGAGTACACATCGCAAATGTCGTACTCAATACTGTCGTTTGCCTCGTGGTACACATCGCGCTGCACGGTCAATATCATCAAGTGGTCACCATCGCTGTGGTTGCCGGACTTGATGTCGATGCCGATTATCTTGTAAACCTCAAGAACGGACTTGAGGTTCTGATCGTATATCGTTCCAAGAGCAAGGCGCTTATCTATGTAGAGATACTGAGAAGCGCTCTCAAGCGAAATGTAAATCTTGTATGTGTTCGTAGGAACATAAGCATACGGATCTGTGGAACGACGCGAGTACGATCCATCGTCAACAACGATGTAGCGCGTATACACAGTAGGCGAGTGGTTCTGGAAGTGGATAATGTCATTACAAATCCACATTTTGCCGTTGATTATTCCGATTTTATCTACGTATAGCTCAACAACAATCCAGTTTTCGTCAAAACATTCGACCATATCGCCAATGTGAATATTGGTGTCAGGAGGAGCTTTAATGCTGCATTCCTGCGAAGATGTACGGGAAAGAATCAGGGGAGTGGTTTCGCCTTCAACGACCGAATCGCTCTGGTACGCGGGGTCTTCCTCCATACCAGATAAGAAGGCTTCGATGGATTGCTCTATGGCGTACTGGCGAGCGTCAAAGGCAGACTCGCTATCCAAGCTAAGCAGTTTTTCCCATAGTTCCCAGTCTTCCTCCATAGGGGAGTCGTAACCAGGATCTCCAGACGGTTCGGTATTTTCGCCCCCGGGAGTTTCGGGTTCGGTGTTTCCTCCGCCTGGTATTTCGGGGTCGGTATTATTGCCGTCGTCAACGACGGGCTCGTTGTTATCATCCTCGGGGACCATACCGTCACACCTCCCCGAAGTCGCGTGTTAACACGGTTTGTATATGCCTGGTGGATCTCAAAACAGTTGAGCGCCATTTGGTAAAGTCGAGCTTCAGGTTATCCCGAAGGGCAAATACGTTGCTCTGCACCTCGGCTATCTCTCGGATAGTCGCCAGTTCGGGGTAGCACGCAAATGCGCCCTCGAAGCTCGTGCAGAGATTTTCAATGTAATCATCCAAATGGTTATCCATGCCGGCGTCATACGCTTCTCGCATAGGCAGCAACTTAAATATTTTACTCTGAAGAGACCTCAAATATGTTTCTGTAATCGTCATATTCCGGCATCCCTCCTTGTCAATTCTTCAGCGTAGACAAAGTGTTGTCGAAGTACGAATATTGACGCATCCTGCTGTTAAATTCATCTCGCAAAGTCTTGCGGAGAGTCTGTATTTCCTTCAGCAGGTTTGCTGGGCTATAGTAGTAATAGTCCTTGCTGTTCAGCACATTCTTCAACAGCTCGCTGTTCATCGTCTTGTACGACAGCCAGTAAAACGCAATGCCGAGTGCAAGTATTTCAATGACTTCGTCGTTCAAGTCTTCGTTGAACTGCTTGAGTTCCAAATCGTAATCGTTTAGATCAACCTTACAGATTCTTTGAAACTCCGTCTTAGCCGATATTAAATATTTCTCAAGCACGCCCTCACGAATGTCCTTATCCTGTTCGAGAAACTTGTAGTCTGCAAATCGAAAAATAGCACGCGCATAAATGTCAGTAAAGGGCGTCGCCATACTATTCACCTCAGTTTAGTTCCTGTAATTTACATCCAAGAGCCTCCTCAAAAGCTTTTATCGCTCTGAGTGAATCAAGAACACCGTTCTCGATGTACGCATTAAGCGCCACAATCAGATTGAGCTTAGCGCCATCGGACATCAGCGAAACCGCTTCTTTAATCTGAGCGGGGGTCATAGAGCAAAGTGATTCATAGTCCGACGGATCTATATAGTGCTTGTAATACTGTGTGATATACAACTGCTTATAGATGTCAGCGGGCTTAAAGTCTTCTGCTGTTTCGTCCGCAAATCCAAGGGGGAGAAGCCACTGCTCCTTGAAGAAATCGATGCACTCCGTTTTGATGTTGCGCAGCGTGCTCATAGTGACCTGCTGCACTTCACCGCAGTTATCCCAGACAATCATTTCGCCGTTTCTGCGGCTTTTGAAAGTAAGGATGCCGAAAACGTTGCTACGCACGTTAATCAGCGCTGAATCCGGAATCGTGTTCTTGTTGTCCTTGGTTGTGTCGTCCAAATCAATCTTGCTAAAAGTGCCCTCGGTCAGAACACCAGCCATATCGACAGCCTTCGATGTTTTTCTAGGTTTTGCATTTGCCATAATAATCTCCTTTTATACCGTGTGAAGGGGCGTTATTTCTAACGCCCCACACAAATAAATCCTACTAAATCATACATTCAAACAAAAACGCTATTAAGCAAGCGGCACCGCGGACACGCCCATCTTCTGAGCAACGATAGCGCCCACGCCGAGCTTCTGAATGTACACATACTCTTGAGTCAGGTCAGCGTTCTCGCCAGCGCTGTGCTCAAACAGCATGCCGTCGCCTTCGTTGACAACCTTAATCGGTTTGTCATCGCCAGCAATGACAAAGATTTTGCCATCGGTGTACGCGAAGGTATCGGTTCCGGGCTTATGGCTCTGAGCCAGGCGATAGCAAGGCGTGCCATTGAAGTTGCCGTAGTAGCCGAGTTTGTACATGTCATCTTTGTAGAGCTCGCCAGAGATAGCAACTTTCAGGCCGCGCAGAGCGCCTTTGGTGCCGTAAATCTTGGCGGGTTTGCCGGTAGCGGCTTCCACATGCTCAATCATCGTAACGACCTGAGCTTCGGTAGGAGTACCGCTCAGAACGTAAACGGCGCTCAGACCATCGGTAGAAGCGCTGATAGCTTCAATGGCAGCCCAAGCGGCGTTCGCAATGTAAGACTTGAACGCATTGCCTACGCCCTCAACGAACTTATCGAAGTCGATGCGGCCGGCCATGAGTCTCTCAAGGTCTTCGTAAACGCGGATGATTTTAGCTTCGGTAGGAACGGACACGGTCGTGCCGCCAACGATGCGCTGACGACGGACTTTCTGGATACCATTCGCAACGGAAGCCACGACAAAGTTCGCATTGTCCTCAACATAGAACTCGGCAGCGTCGCCGTCTTTGATGTTTCGGTATTCAACGATGTCGCTGAACAGGGGATTCGCGTCGGTCTTAATGCCTTCCTCGATAATCACGGGGATAAGCTCTTCGACGAGTTCGAACAGAGCATTGCCGCGATAGAAGGTCTTCGGGTTAATCTTTTTGGAACCACCATTCAGGTCGATAAAAGCCTGTACGAGTTCATCGGAAGTCTGCTTGGCGGAAAATTTACCATCGGTTCTGCCGCGCACTGCGTCGATGGCAACACTAAGAATTTCATTTCTTTCCATAGTATTATTCTCCTCTCTGGGTGCGATTAGGATACGCGCACGACGTACCAAGTAACCGGGCCCTGAACCTCGATGGCTTCAAGGTCGCCAATCTTGGTGGAGCCGGAGGTAACGGAATCGACAGCCTTCAGCTTGGTGCCAGCCTGAAGCTCGAATACCGTAGTACCAACGGTGTAGGTGTAGTTATCGGCAGCGGTAATAGCGTCAGCCGTAATGGCAAACACGTCGCCTTTAACAAGGATATAGCCTCTCGCGATGGTACCAACTTTGTTGGTGAAGTCGCCGAGCGAATTGTACTTTTTGTCTTTAATGACCTCGGGGGTGCCGATAATAGCGATGTCGCCAAGAACGTCATTAACAGCAGGAGTGCTGTACTCGCGAACTTCGCGCTCGCCAGTTTTGAGGGCGCCCCACTTAACGACGTTGCCGTTGTCAAGGTCATTGGATGCGACTTTCAGACTGACAAGATACTTGCCATCATGAGTTCCTTCAAGGTTATCGGAACGGAACATACCATATGCCATAGTGTATTTCTCCTTTTTTATTTTGATTTTTTGGTTTAGTGTAAACCGTATTGTTCGTGAAGCTTGTCACGAGGTGTCAAAGTGGCACTCACTGCAGGGCGAATTGGCACTGAAGGCTCAGCGCCCTTGTGCGACTTTTGGAACAGACCGTATTTGCCGCGAACGACGTAGCAGGCATTCTTCAGCGCTTCAACGCTTTCGTAAGCCATCTTGTTTGTGACAACGTTGTCATACTCTTCGTTGCCAGCAAGATCCGCAAACGATTCAAGAACCGCGTCATACGCGTTCTCTTTGTCCTGCTCTTCGCGCTGAGCTTTGTATTCAATAAGCTCTTCATAGTGCGCGCGGTCGGAATCAACTTTAGCCTTTTCATCTGCCGTCAGCCAGCATACGAACATAGGCTCAAACGCGCCGGTAAGCGAAGCCACCTTTGCGGAGTCATCGTAAATGTACTCACAACGGAACTTCTCGCTTTTGCAGCCGTCAGGCGTATACGAGCAGCGTTCGACGTACACATACTTATCATCAAAGTCGCAGACATAGAAGTACGTATTTTCTGTATTAGGCATTGCGGCGTCTAACGCGCGTGCCATATCCATGTACGTGAAGTGTACCTGCGGGGCTTCTTCGACGGTTTCGGCAACAGATTCGGGAGCGGCCTCTTCCTCGCTGAAATTTTCGCCATTAGATTCGGCAGCCTCCTGAGCGGAAAACTCGGGTTCGCCATTATTAACCACTTCCTCAGTAGCAACAGTCTCGGCCGTGTCAATAGCGTTATCAGTAAATTCTTCGGTCATAATCTCTTCTCCCTCCTTTCCGTGATCTCTCATGAAATATGCGGAAAGGTCTTTCTTAAATTCATTCAGCAAGGTCATAAAGGTGTCGTCTGCCGCGAACTCATAGTCCGCCGCAACCACCTTAGACTCAGGAAAGCAAGGCTCTGTATTGAACTCGGGGTTGTCCGACTTACCGAGCAAGCAGAGAGCAGAGTATGAATAGCGCAACAGATTGGTGTAGTTCTTATCTTCGTCGAGCGGCGCATAATCCAGAACGTTGATTTCCATAGACTGACTGAACATCCAGTCTTCCTCGTAGATTGCGTCAAGCAGCTCAGGGAAGCGCCCCGTCCAAAGCAGGCACTCGGCTACGATATAAGTCTTTACGTCGCCGTTCGGCTCTTCCAGGTCTTCGTAATGCACGTTGTCTTGCAGCGGGACTACGCCGTAAGGAACGCACAGAGACTTGAAAACGTACTGGCCGTTCTTGTCTTTCTCGACTACACGATCATGTCCGCCCATGTGGGCTTCGCCGTTCTCGTCGGTGTACAAATGTCCTATAATCGGTATATTGTACAAACTTTCAAGAGCTTCATCGGCTGCATCCTTAGAAATAAACGAAAAATTCCTGTTTTTTCCAAGCGCACACACATAAACGGCACATTTAGTAAACTCCTCATTGAGTTTCTCAAGGGGTTTTATCTTCGCGCTAAAAGTAACTTTCTTCTTTTCCACACTTTCCCTCCTTTCTCAGAATCTCAGCTTGTTTTCGATTACATACTTCTCAGTTGAAAAATGCTGCTGGAGAACAGCGCTTAACTCGGGAGTTGCATGAAATACAAAAACGTCACCTTCCTTGATGTATATAAAACCGGCATGTATCAGAAACTCGGATACATCCCGGTCAAATACTTTAACGAAACCTTGGTGCGTACAATTATTCACTGCCTTCACCATCTCTCGTTCTTTCTCCTTCGTCAGACAAGTCATCATCGCTGACTCTGGGCCGTCCGCGTTCGCCAGTGCCGGTGTCGCCGGACTGCGTAGAAGCGGTTTTCATCGGCGTAAACATATTGTCAATATCAAGAATCTCGTCTGCAACATAGTTTTCGCCCTGAATATCGTGTTGCCTGATGTCCATAAGCGCAAGAAACTCAAGCTTGCCGATACCATAGTTCATTGCGCTGCGGTACTGGTCTATCTTCTCGCTGCGGTTGAAGCAAGATACATCGAGAAAATGGATCTTGAACTTCACGGTGCCGGAAATCAGCTTCAGGAATCTGTTGATGATGCTCTCGCCCTGATACATAAGCCCGAATGCAAACGCCTCGTCAGCATTCACGGCGAGCTTGGTCACGCCCGTAGTGTTGGACCTGTTAGATCCGTGCAGCGACGCGTTCGTGCCGGCTTCAGCGAAATAGTTTTCGCTAGCCCTGGCCACCGCATCAATCTGCGCGGCTGTCGCATTCTGCTCAAATGAAAACTCCTTGAGGTCGAACGGACTGATAGCCACTCCGACGCGGTCTCCGACATTTTGCGAAATGTGCTGATAGTAATCCATAGCCACATTGTAATCAAGCAGCGGTATTCCTTCGTCGTCAATTGGAACCTTGCCGGCTAAAAGCTTATAGTTAGACATCTCGCCGGATGTCTCGCTCTGCTCTTTGCTGTTCTCGATCTGGAACAGGGTGGGCATAGTCCCCGCGAACACAGGAATACTGTAGTCGATGATCGACGGATCAGCTTTGAAGCATATTGCAATTTCCGGAGGAACAAGCTGATATTTTTCGCCGGTTCTTTTATATTCTTTATACATATCTGTGAACGCCGGAGGATAGTATGTGGGAAGATCCCCCTCGTTTACTTGAGACATATCGTATTTGAATTGGAACACTCCGCCGTCAGTAATACTGACAATCGCGCAATAGTCCGGGTTTAGCTTCTGGAGAATAAAAGAATCTCCGTTGCCTCCCCAAACGCAACCGAAAAAGGCGCCTTCTCTCAGCGCCGTAACGACGATTGAACGCATTGTCCTCGCAACGCCCATAGACTCCAGAATATTACACACTCTATAATACTGCTTAGTAAAAGCCTCTTTCTTTACTTTTGCCGGATTATAATTAACAGGCGAAATCGTATACAGCCAGCAAGGGACACTCGCGTAATAGTTGATAAGGTTGCGATAACGCGGGTTAATCTGGTAAAGATATACAGAACTTTCCCTTAATTGCTTTTCGCTAGTTGATGGAGAGCGCAGATATTCTTCTATCGTCTCCCGAGTGGGGGCGGAGTAGCTTCTATTTTTGCGTCTTGAAGTTTTACCGTCAGGATCGTGCAGTTGCTGACTCGCCAACTTCTTTGCAAACATTATGGCTTGCTGTAATTTAGGAGACACTTCTTGGGCCTCCTCTTGTTCTGGTTTAATCTTAGCTGTACGTGCCACGCAATCACGCCCTCCTTTCCTTTATTGTCTTCGTTTAATATCGGGTTGCCTAAACTGAAAGACCAAGTCCTGCATGGTCTTTTTGGATCGTTTGGCAATATAATCTTTTTCTATTTGCTTTCCTATCTCGACCGAGTAGGAAAGAGAACTGTATCGGTCTTTACGCATTCCGGACTTTTCCTTAACACGCACTACTCCGTTATGGTCCTCGTATTGCAGAGAAACCAGCTCGTTAATCAGCAGCGTTGTGTTGATATAAGGCAATCTGAATCGCATCTTATCTTCGAGTGACAGTTTGTTATAGCCGGCAAGCCCAGATGCAATTTCGTCAAAGTCATCTTCATTGACTAATAGTTGTATCGTGCCTTGCTTTATGCTTTCTCGAAGCCCTAAAGCGCTGCGTGAGTTAAAGTCGGCGGTCGCAAGTATCGGATAAATAACCCTTGGCGCATTTTTCACCTGACACCGCTCTGCAATATCGGGGTTGACCGATGACAACGCACCATAGACAACGCCTGTTTCAGGATCGTATATATCGCCCATAAGCGTATCCAGAACGCCAATACCCACGCCTCTTGAGTCAATTACAAGGGCATCGGCATCATACTCGTAAAAGAGTTGGCGTATTCGCAGAGCCTGCTCTTCCGTCCGATAACCCTCGTTGTTTTCGCCGTAGATAATCTTGTTTACGCTTTTTCCGTTATCATTTAGCAATAATTGGTTGATAAAGATCGAAGTTGCGTCGTTATTACGCCCTTTACCGCTCTTCATCAACGCAATATCGGCAGATAGTATGCGAACCTCGTTGTGCATCTTCGGAGGTATCTTTACTCGCTTATCAGATATTAGCCCGGAAACATTTGCAGGGTAGAAAGCGTACTTTAACCTGCGGCAAGGTACTAGGTCTCCGTGTTCGTAAAGGCAGCCGTCCGCAGCGCCGGTGTAGAAAAGTGCTTCCATTTCCTGCTGGAAAGTTATTTCGTTATACGACGAATCGGCCATTTCTTCCATAACGCGTTCGCGAGTAAGGAGATTTTCCTTGATAGCTATCTGATACGGCAAAGCACAGGCAAAATACGGATAGTTGCCGCTTATCATCTGAGCGGACGTAGTTTTGGTTTCGTCATACGCCCAGTTGTCGCTGAAGTAGGCACTCGAAAGCAGAATGGTTTTATTCTCTTCCGTCGGATAGTGCATATATTCTGCTTTGCGCATATAACCCGGCTGCCGGTTAACGTTAAGGAATTTTCTTAAAACAGTATTGTATATATTTTGATCTACCTGCCTAAACTCATCTACAAGAAGCAAATGGCACCGCAAACCTCTTGCGTTGTCATTCGCGGTACAAACAACAATCGTAGAAGAGTTCCTGAACGTAATGGTAGAGTTATACTGGTTCATCTGAATGTCGCTTATCTCTGTTTGAAGGATTGGCGAGTTGGGCATAAGGATATTTTTAACCTTGCCAATAACCTCGTTGCTCTGCTTCCGCGTCTTGGAAGCTACAACGATAATTGTGCCCGGATATAGGATACACCTGGCGACACAAAAAACAGCCGTTAAGAACGTCTTGCCGAGACCGCGGCAAGTTATCAAGGTAGTCTTTGTGTTGTTATTCATAGCCCAAAGCAGGAACTTTTGAAATAAGCGCAGCCTTACATTGAGCGCATCCTCCACGAACCGATGAATATTGCTGCGCCAATACGCAACCCACTTCTGGAGCTTGGTATCAAAGTCAGCGCTCTTCATTCGGGTGTTCACCATCCTCACCGGCGTTATCAAACAACCCTTCGATGTCTTCTATACCGTCGCCATCTTTAGGAAGCTCCACGGTATACTTCGCCATTTCTTCGTCGTACGCGCGCTGGTAGTCATTCTTGATGTGCAGTGCTTTCGCGAGGTGCCCGAAGAAGAATGTTGAAATATACTTCCGAATGCCGTCAGGGTCTTTGAACTCCTCACTCGGTTCCGGGATCGGCTCTTCGTCTTCGATCCTCTTAATGAGTTGCCCGAGGCACATCTGCGTAGAACTGGAGTTCGCGGTTTCGCTCGCTTGACGCGGGGTCAGGTTGCAGTTTGCCATCAAGTCTGTCAGAGACTTCATTGAATCCGTGACCATCTTGCTGTTGCCTAGGGACTGAGCTCTACGCACATTCAACTGTGCAAGGCAAATAGCCTTTATCAGTTCTTCCTGGCTCTTGCTTTTTACCTCGACCTTGTTACACCAATCGGCATATTCACCTTCGAGGAACTCATACTCTCGAGGCTCCATACCGGTCGACCATCTTCTGACCATATCTTTGGTAACGACAAAAGGCTCTTCGTCGCCCATATCTATTTGTGAATCGTCAAGCGTCCTCACTATTTTGGATGCCTCAAATTCGTCGCGGACTGTGTCGAGGAATGTTTCGCCGCGCATACCGACCTGGCGCGTCGCCATCTTCGAGGGATATAGCGTAACTCTGGAAGAACCGTAATGGACCTGGGCAAGCGTCATCGCTGAAGCGGCCTCGTCGTAGTACCAGTCAAATATCCGGCACAGATGCTTCAGGGCGTGCTCTTCATTGCCGCCGTAAAACGAGGTCATATTCTCCATCAGAGCCTCGCAGCACGACTTGCAGAACGGCAGGTATCCGCCGTTTCCGCGCCACAACGGAGACTTGCTGCTCAGAAAATTGCCGCTTTGCCTTGAATATTCGTTGCCGCACATGCAGCATCTATATTTTTTAATATCGTCCGGGAGTGGCTTATACCTGATCTCCTGGGGCGTATAGTTTGGATTGACAAGAATCGGTCTGGCGTTGTCATTCCGCACCCTATCTTTCAGCGCCTTGGTGTCGTTCGGGGCACGCTCAGGCTTCGGCTGAACAATTGACATATAACCACTCCATCCTTTTATTCCATTAAATCTTTAACCTAAATGGTCAAACTTTGTTAAGATCCACCGCAGACCGTGCGCATATTTCTCCGTTTTCATCGAAAAATGCACCTATTTGTTCGTCTGCGTCAGAATCGTTGTATATTGAACACATTGCCGATGAACTCCAGCCAAGAATCTCCGTAATCACGGAGTCTGGTATCCCGGCCTTCGCCAGCATCGTGCAATAGAAGTGTCTGTATAAATGCACATAATGTGCTATGCCAAATTTCTTTGACATCGTCTCCGACCACCCGTCAACCGTGGACGTAGGCATTTGCTGCTCTGGATCGTCGTCACGTGGAAACAGCCATTCGGAACGAATGCCCAAGATTTCTCTCTGCCGCATCCAGGCATCAAAGAACGGCTTGAACGGTTTTGCCAGCACATAGCAGTTAAGCTGTTTGCCGTCTTTACCTCTCCCTTTGGTGCGTATTGGCGCAGACTTATAAAGCGCGCCGTTACAAACAAGGCGTGAATCGTCAAAGTCGCTGACCCTGAACCTGCAGAGCTCCGACTTGCGCCTGCCGCTATATGCGGCAAGAGCGAAGTAACAAGCTTTCTTGTAGTCTCCTTCTTCCAGAAGAACGTTGAGCATATGCTCGACTTCCTCTTTGGAAAGGACTGTCTTTTCGCGCACCGGAGTCTTCGGTGGGCTCTCGATCTTGCGCACAATGGACTTGAAATCCTTGATCTCGTCATCAAGTATGTTCTCTATGAAGTTGGACAGAGAACTGACGGCTGCTTTTACAGTCCGTAATCTATTAGACGACCAGCCCCATTCATTGAGCGCGTGGTTCTGGAACCTCGCAAGCTCACGCTTGGTCAAATCTACAAAGTATTTGTTTGCCAGTTCATCTTCGCACCAGCAAAAGAATATCAGAAGGTCGGCTTTATAATTCTTGATAGTAGTATCTGCGCGCCCTACGCTCTTCAAATAATCTATGAAGTCGTTCAACAACGCGGCGTTCTCTGGATTGATGTTCTCAATCTTTTCGGGCGTGGTAATGTTATTATAAACCGTTTTTCTCCCCATTAGGCCGACCTCCTTTTATGCCGGATTATCGCCGCAAGGTACAGCTTGGCTATACCCGGCGGCGAATATAGCCCGTTATTCACACGTACGGGATCTCTCAAATACTATCTTGGTGTGTCCGGGAAGCTCCATAGACCCGCCGTTAACCAAGTCGCCGATCTTGCGGGGGCCGTACGACTTCTTGCGGAATGTGCCAAACCCGTAGAAAGAAATCCTCTCCCCGTCATCCATCTTGTCGAAGCACTCGTTGAGAAGCTCGAGGACGGTGTCGCACGCGTTCGCGGCAAAGATCTTGGTTGTGCCGTATTTTTCTGCATAAAGGTCTACAAATTCTTTTCTTCCGATTCCGTTTTCCATAATTTAATCTCCTTTTTATTCCATTTATTCCGTTTTATTAGTTCAAACAATGAAGCTTTGTCATTTCTGTAATCTCTTTACCGTCTTTATCTTGACAAATAAAGATGAACCCTTCCTTCTGGGAAGGAATAAGCCTGCCGTCTGCGTAGTGCAGCTTTGCAACATCGCAGCAACAACCCTGCTCATACAGCATAGTAGAACCTTCTTTGTACGATCCAACGCGGTGCGTATGAGCCATAACCATCGTCGAGAACGAATATCCTTCGTTTCTAAAGAAGTGAACTGCGCGGTCTGCGGTTTTCAGGATCGAACTCGAGTATGCAAGCGGGTGGCAGAATATCGTATCGCCAATTTGACAGAACCATGAGCGCGTGTATTCAATCTCAATATGAGGAAATATGTCTTTGATCGGCTCATAATGCGTCTTGGTGCCAGATTCTTTATCGTAATGATTGAACCCGTCCACCATCAGAAGTTCGAGAGCGGTAGAAGGCATCAGTTCAAGCAGATCGCTGTCAAGGTTTTTGGCGAGGTACTGCTGGAAGCGTATATCGTGGTTTCCGTAGTTGACAATAACTTTGGCGGGGGAGAGGTATTTAATCAGATCGATCACATACTGCCGTCCCTCGATAAGCTCCTTCATCGGGCTCACCCTGTACGCTTTTGGAAACTTGGAAATCGCCTGGCAGTCCGTAATATCTCCGTTGAGCACGAGGATGTCGCACAGCCCGACATAACGAGAGAACGTCTCGATAGGGAGCTGGAACGGAACGTGCGTGTCACTTATACTTAATATCCTCGTGTGCGCTTGATCCGGCTTTAACTGACGTTTTGCATAGTTCATCCCCCTGCAGAACGCAGCATATTCCTTGCGCCATTTGCTTTCGCCATACGAAACACCGGCTTTTGCGTTGAGCAGGTTTGCGATTTCCTGGCAAGAAAGATCATATGCGGCCTTGTTCTGAAAGAGCCGCACAAAGTAGTCTTGGAATGTCTCGTGACTCTGCTGAGCTACAATCGGTTTGTCAGTCACGTTAAACACCCCTTTTAACCTGCCGAGCCCTTAATTGCTCGAGTACACGCATCACGCGGCCTGTCTCCTCGACGTAATATTTTTTTCTGCCGCGCTTTTTCTGACGGTTTGTAATAGTGATATTTAAGCTATCACCAAGTTTGTCACGAAGCGCTATGGCTTCATCTTGAGTAATAAGTAGCATTGTATCTCTCCTTTATTTCCATTTACCTCCCGGCAGCTTACGGAGACCCGCCGTCTGCGAGCCCCCGTAGGAGGAGGTGGCGACTGCTTACCGGGTGGTAACACATGGGGAGCTTGCGTCTCCCTTAACGCGCGTTAATATGGGACTATAAGAAGCACCCCACAAAAACGTAGACTACATGCGGGTTTTTACATTTTTTTACCACCACGCATGCAGAAAACGCGATATAAATACAACATTTTGTTGTCTAAAAGTGTATTATTGTTGCATTAAAAGGCGTCATTTTGTTGCGTTATTAGCTTAAATGGAACCTTTTTGAAGCGGAGCCCGTAGTATTCTATGTCGCCATTTTCATCCTCGACCAGAGTGTACACCGCCTCTCTGCTATCAACAATCATCTTGAAAAACTCTTTATCGGGTCTTCCGAACAGTACCTCAAACACATATCTGGCGATGTCTCTGTATTCGGGATTGTCAAGTTGTTTGAGCGTGAGGTACATTGTCGAGGTGCAGGAGGACATTCCGCACACTTCCTCAATACAGTCCTGCTTGATTTCCCACGCTCTCTGCCTGATGTCCTCCTTTTCGGAAGGAGTGAACTCGTCATATCCGACATACAGCTTCTTTGTCTCTTCTTTGGCGGTGCGTATCACATTCACGATCTTGTCTCGCTGCGAGTAGTAGTAGCCCTGGTTGGTGTTGCCGTCGGGCTTCTTTACTATGCTCATGAACGGTAATACATCCTTCTTTTTATCTCGCCCTTCCCGGAAGTTGAACTTCCCGATTATCTTCTGCAAATAGTCCATCGCGGTGGCGAAATACCGGTACTTGATATTGTCGCTGAGCGTGTACCCGTTCTCCGTCGTTATCATCTTGAAGAACCAGGGCTTCACGGTACGTTCTCCGTCGGCGATGCGGTACTTTCTCTTCAGGATATTCAGCTCGGTGCCGCTGTTTATCACGAACTCTTTCTTGGCTCTGTCTATCTCGACATTGGAGAGCACAGCCAGCTTGCATATGTCGCGGTACAGCTCCATGCAATCCCCGACCGATGCGCCTTTGTTGATCCTTTCCCACATTAAGCTGTTGAGCTGCTGGGAGAGGTTTACGATCTCGCCGATTTTGTTGACGCTGGTCTTTACGTCGAGGTCGGCTTTGTCGCTGTTGTCATACTTACGCTTCGTTTTCACGGAGACCGTTAGGTTTGTGGGTACTCCGAAGTCGTGGTAGTGACGCTCGGCGGCTTCTATGAGCATCGGATGATCCGTAATCAGTATTGTGTCCGAGTCGTAGTCGCACCCGTTGAGCCGCTGCTGGATGTTGTCATTCGCGGCGTTGATGCACACGATCTCCGGCGTGAGGTTGAAGTATTTGTCGTATAGGTAGCTCGCCACGTTATCGACCAGCAGGACGTTGCCGGCGCAGATGTGAGGGCTACGGGAGCACAGTAGGCGCTGCCCGTACGGGAATCTTGCGCTGTGTATCTGCCCGGGCTGCAACTCCAGTGCGCCGGTGTACTTGCCAATCGCTGCTCTGAGCATCTCTACGCCATTGCCGAGGATGGTGGAGTAGTTGCCGTTCACAAGTACGTGCCCGCGCTTCAGGTTGCGAATTTCACCGCGTATAAGGTCGTCGCGGAAGTCGTAGTACATCTTGGTCTGAGCAAACTTGTCGTTGATGCCCATCAGTTTGAAGATGATCTCGTTCTTGGAATCCAGTGCCGACCAGTCATCGGACATTTCCAGTGGGTATTTGATGGCGTACCGCAGCACGGCTGGGTCACGGCGTATCGCGGAGATGTAATCCAGCGAGGGCTTCAGGATCTGCTCCATTTCCTCGTAGGAGAGGTGTAGGGTGTTGAACAGTTGGTAGTGGGCCTGAACCATCTTGCCGTCGAACGGGTGAGGCTTCTTCTCGTACTTGACCAGGCCGAAAGTCGAGGTCACGTTCCGCAGCCAGCTCTCCACGGTGCCGAACTTCGCGTACTTGATACTTGACACGGTGGTTATCATCTTCACTTCGCTGATGTCTGTCGCCATTGTGTAGCCGTTTAATTGGTCAATCGAGGTGATGCCGTTGTCTATGAACCACTGCTGCAGGTTTGTGTTGAAGCAGCAGGACTTGAAGAAGCGGTTCCGCAGGAGGATCATTCCTTTGTTTTCGTACTTGCCGAACAGGGATTTGTCCAGCAGCGACTGCCCGTCGAACAGCTTGTTCTCTACCTCCACCGTCTTGTTCGAGGCAGTCAGATGTTCGCCGTCTATCTCCACCGCGACCACATCGTCCTTGAACACGCTTGTGCAGTCCTCCGTTATCAGGATACTGTTCAGCGGGATCTCAATCGTGTCAATGATGGAGCTCATAGGCAGCGCGATGTAGGCTTCGTAGGCTGCGAGATCGAGGGGCTGCCCCTCTTTAATGTCGAGCCCGCACTTGTCCCATTTCTCCATATCGGCCGCGAGCGCTTTGTTTACGAACAGGCACTTGCCGACACGACTCGAACCGCTGCTTCGCTTGTACCGCACATACTCCACACCGTCGCACTTGAACCCGTTTTCGTACAGGTAGTTGCGGAGCTCGGCCTTGTCCATTACGGTGGGAATCACGCCGGTCTGAGCGTAGTATCCGTCGCAGTAGGAGAAGTAGCCTTCCAGCAATTCGTCGTCCACCGGATTTGCGACCTGCACGTTGGTCTGGATTGCAATGAGCCGCCCGTCCTTAATGAACACGCCTTCAGTGAACGTGCAGTCACGGTACAGGTACCCGTTCCGTATGTATGTATTCTTGCCCGCCATATTGAACTCTTTGTAGGCGTACTTGAACGTCACGCATATCACGTTCTTGGTGTAACTGTGCCGGCCGACGCGGAACTGGAAGTCCTTGCGGCGCATCCGCTTCTCATACACCTCGCGGAGCTTGATATAGTCCAGCGAGTAGTCCAGCGTGTTTGAAAACTTGCGCAGGCTGAGCGACCCGTTTGCACTACGTATGCTGTACTCGCAGTTGTCGTTGCCCTCCTGGTGCATCGCGGCGAATATATCCTTCGCCTCTATTGACATTATCTTTAGTCCTTCCATCTGCTCCTCCTTTAAGAACTTTGCTGCTCCTCATTTAAGAACTTTGTTCCTGTAAAAAGTCCCTGTATGCTCTCTGCCTCATCTCAAGGTCTTCCTCGTACTCCTCTGCGGCGGTCTCATAATCTCCGTCGTCATCCAACGGGGTGTAATCCTCGCACGGTACACCGTCGTCGCACTTGTAAGTCCACAGACATCTCTTACAGCTCTTCGCCTTCACGTTCACTCAATTCACCTCCTCGCCGAATCTCGGCGCCTTTTCCTTTGAATTTCACAGGCTCGAGATCCTTGCCGGCGGCCAGATTCTCAAGCCATTGTTTTAACAGCGAGCGCATCCTCGCACTGGGTACGTACACCCAGACTTCCTCTCCCTTCCGTATCGCGGAGCGGAATATCCACTGCACGATGATGGAGAGGGCGTACGTGTCCTGATCCACATCGACGCCGTGCTCGCGGTAGTAGCGGGCCTCCCAGGGCCTCGCGAAGTTGTTCACGCAGTACGCGAGGTACCTGCGGTTCGCGTATTCGTTGGAAGCGCGCTTGTTGTAGGGAACGAACGAGCTCGCGAAGCCCTTTGCGGCAACCAGGCTGCGGCAGTCCTTGAATACCGTCCACATTGTCTCCTCGGCGGGTGCCTTGAAGATGTTCCGGAACAGGTTGACCAAGTTCCTGCGCATCTTATCGCACAGCCCCTCTCCCTCTTCGTGATGGTTAAGCGTATACGAGGAGACGGAGAGGTCGGTGCGCTTCGCGCCGATCTCATTCAGCTTCTTGTGCTCGAGGATGTGAATTTTGTCACGCAGGTCGCGCCTTCGATCCATTTCGCCAATGTCACAGAACTCATACTTGCCGCCCGCGCCTTTTACCCCTATAAGCTCGTACTTGAATCCGTAAAGATCAAAGAAGTAACGGAGGAGCTGGGCGTGGAACAGGTAGGTGAGCACGTACGCCTCTTTGAAGCACGCAAATAGCTCCGGCGGAATAGACCAGAACAGATACCGCCCGTCGTACTCCAGAAGGTTCTTGGACCTCGCAAGCTTGACCTCTTCACTGAACTTGCCCTCGCCGTCGTAATCGTCAGACTCGTATTCGCTGTAAGACCACTCAACGTGTCCGTCCTCCGCACGAATAATGTCGTGGTTCTTTAAGAGGTTTATATCGCAGGGCTTCAGCCCGGACATGTTGAACGTGTTCACGGTCTCATCAAGAACCAGTATGTACTCTTTCTCGCTTACGAGCTGCTTGATGTCCTCCGTATAAGAGGTGAAGAGGGAATGCGTGGTGGCAATATTACGCCCCTCTTTTAACAACTGGCGTATATCCTTCAGCTTGGTCATTCCGGATTCGAGATCCCCCTCGGGGGAGAGGAACTTCCTGGCCTTGCACTTCTCTTTAATTCGTTCTACCTCGGAGAGGAACTGCGTTACGAATATAAATCGCGCGTCCGTCCTCTCGTTCATCATCCGTATACACGCGGAGGTTTTGCCTGCGCCGCACAGCGCGTCACATACTTTAATATGCACCTTCCCGGTCATCCTTCCTGGGGTCAAATTCAATTTTACCACTACCCCCGGTGGTAAAATGGGTTTGGGGTATCCCTCAAAGTGTCCCTCGTGGTGGGAGGAAACAGAGCCTCGAAAAATCGATTTCTTATAAATATATAACTCTATGAAAAATACCACCTGTATTGATAGCGTTGCACTCCCATTCCCGATCGTTGTCCTTATTTCTCGCGCTAGCGAGTTTGTACAGATAAGCGCTTTCAGGACAACGAAAACGCCGTCTTGTTTCAACCGTACACACCCAACACCCTGCACTGGGGAGAGGAGTATTCGATTGATCTAAGACGGCGTACATAACTTGTATCGTCATTGTCATTATACAACATTGTTAGACAACTGTCAAGCACTTTTTTCAAAAAAATATCAAGCTCGCCTTTGTTAACTTCTGGTGGCCACAATGTTAACTCTCTCCCGTACTGGGGGTCTCCTCAGGTTAAAAATCGCCGGTATGGTTATAAACAACCAATGTAAACAAGACCGAGAAAAAACCCGACCTTTGTGTGCGGTTATTTGCCATTTGATCCCGTTTTCCGGAAAGGGCGGGTATATATGTGAGAGGATGACGTGGGGAGGAGGAGACGAGGTCGGGGAGAAGGGAGAGTTGAGGGTGAAATGGAACACCTAGAGGACGTGTGCGCGGCGCGCCGTTGGCGGCGGTTATAATTGCCCCTATGTTAACAACGGAAAAATGATAACATTATACCCGCAACGGCGGCGGGCGGCGTTGTCATTGTTGGAAACGCTCAACCGCTTTTATATTTTTTTGCAAATTGTCAAAATTAGGTGTTGACAACGGCAAAAAATAAGAGTAATATACAATTGTACTCACCCGCGGAGTACAACAAAAAAATATTGAGTCTTTACGGCGAGCGGGAGAAGGAACAAAACAATGACAGCGTACAACAACAACAACAGCAACAACAACGGAAACAACAACGGCGGCGCGGAGTATTTGCGGACGATGGCAACAATTGCGGCGGCGGAGTTGAATGGCAAACTGAACGTTTACGGCGTGAGACCATTTGCGGACGGCGAGACAATCAACGCGAGCGAGACAGCGGACAACAGCGACATTTTGCGCGCCGTTGTAACGTGTATAAATGCGCTCATTTCCGGCGCTAAAATTAAACGGGATAATTGCCGGAGTGACGCCATTTATTGTTATTTGCAAGCGCAAATTGATTGTTTGCGGTATTGCCGTTGGAACGCGCGTATTGACGGCGGCAAAACGTGTGGCGCGCGGATTGTTTATGGCGCGGAGTGCTGGAACGGCCGCGCCAACATTAGCGACATTATAGACAATATAAACGGCGCGTATTGCGCGCTATTGCTGTGCGACGGCGAGCAAATGAGCGTTGACATTTTGCGGGCAATCCGCAATGAATATGAACGTGTTTGCGACTTTAGCGACAGCAGCCGCGCAAACTGGGACAATGAGCGCAAAATGATTGTTTACACCGTCGACAGCGCGGACATTTGCGGCGGGGAGTGGTATGGCGGTAACGTTGCGGCACTGTGTGACGTTGACGGCATAAAAGATGAGCAATTGCGCGAGACTATCAAGACGGCGCGCGAGCGCGGAGACCTGAAACAATCGGACGTTGATATTTTGTTGAACGTTGCCAACGGAACAACAACCGCAACAATTGCGGCGTTGTTGGATTGTTCGAAGGGCACTATCTCAAAACATTTCAAACGCGCAACATATTATTTGCGCTGCATTTGCGGAGACCGCGCAACGGAAACGGAAACGGAAACGGAAACGCGCCGTTGTGTTGTTCCGTCCGCGGATTATTCCCGCATTGTATATGATACAGTGCGCGGCGCGTTGAGTGAATAAAGCGCGGACAACGTAAACAACAACGGCGGCGGGCGGCGGCTCGCCGCCGTTTTTTTTGCCGCCAACGGCGCGGCGGGCGGCGAGCGGAAACGCTCAACCGCCTATATACGCCAACGGCGCGGCGGGCGGCGAGCGGAAACGCTCAACCGCCTATATACGCCAACGGCGCGGCGGGCGGCGAGCGGAAACGCTCAACCGCCTATATACGCCAACGGCAATAGGGGGGGAAACAATGAGAGTGAGACTCGAAGACTACTTAATGCGTCACGGTATGAGAATGACGTTCTCGCGCCGCCGCCTGATCCGGCGTTTCGGTGCGGCGCTTGTGCGTTTAGTTGCGCGCCCGTACTTGAAACGGCACGCGCAAGAGTTTGATGCTGAATTGTATTGACACAGCGGGGCTGTGACAAGCCCCAGCTTCTAATGCAGCCTGGCATTTATTGCCTGACGGTCTCAAGCCCGTGCAAATGCAGAGAGGAAGTGCATAGCTAAGGATGCCTGTAAAAGGGTTGTTGCGGCGTCCCGAGCAATCGGGGATGCCTTGCGACTCCGCGCAAATCGTGCGCGGCGCGAGGATGACTACCGCACGGCGGTGCGTGCCTGACCTAAGCCCGGCAATAGGGGCTGAGGGGTACTCTTGCCATCAAGAGAAGTGACCATAACAACACAAAATGGTGGTGGTTCTGGCCTGCTGGCCAGCGTCGTACGGGAGTAGACCTGCGGCGTGCCTTCTGGTGAAAATGGCAACGGGAATGTCGACGAGCCCAACTCCGGCTTGGAGAACGACTGTGCGTCGAATGCTTGCATGATGCAAATCAGAATGTTTTGCTCAATGCTCTGGCTGATGTATATCTCTGCGAGGTGTGCGTTATGAAGGCCGGTGCATTGTGATGGTCAAGAGTCTCTGCGAGATGCCTGCCTGTTAAACGGACTGCATAGTTGACTGCCTGCAAGAGACGTGAACCATCCAAAACTGAATATAGGGATAAAACACCCCTGCTACGTGCAGGGTTACATAGGCTTCGGGGGCTGTGCCTTAACAGCCCTCACATCGAGGCTTGCCTCACAAAATATGCCTAAAAGGAGAATAACCATGGCTGATCATGAAAAAACCTGCCAGGCGGTGAAGGCAAACGTCGATACGTACCTCGCTGCCGCTAAAGCTGCTCTGAAGAGCAAAAACATTGACGAATACGAGACGGCAAAAGTAGACCTTGAAAAGACCGTAAAGGAATTGACCAAGGTTACGCGAGAGCTTGCCTACGAACAGTTTATGAAGGCTGAAAATCCTCTGATGGCTGCCCTCGAGCAGTTTTACGTGACTTCCTATCGCGTCAAAGAGGAAAAGGGCAAAGAGGGCGAAGACGAAGGCAAGACAATCGGCCTGTCCGTTGCTGCCAACGAAAAACAGCGTATCGACTTTGACGATTTTTGCGATTACGCATCGCTTGACCGCGAATGGCTCCACGACTGCGCAAAACTCCTCGTTTTGCTGCAAATCAGAAAAACTGACATCTATAATATGACTGCCTCCGAGCTCAAACAGTACTCTGAAAACTTCAAGAGCGCTGTGCGTGCAAAAAAGGCGGGAGAAACGCCTGATAGCAACACTAAAATTGTTGCCCTTCTTCAGAGAATTGTTGACGAAACCATTTTCGTTGACAACGGCAACGGCAAAAACAAGCATAAATGCACGTGCCGCGACATCGTCTTTATTGAGGACTGTGCCCACCAGTTCAACCCGAAGGCGAAGGCTGGAATAAAGAGCCTCTCGGTTCGCGTTTTCCAGACCGTCATGTCCTCCGTGCTTTATTCAATTCTGACTGGCGAAGGATACACCGTCAAGAATTATAAAGTCAAAGATGCTGACTGAACAACAAACCATGCTCCAATTCGGCCTCCTGCGTTGAGCCTCATCAGCGCTGATTCTAATGCTGCCAATGACAGTCCAAAGCCTGTATGAAAAAAGCAGATGGGAACCTCCTATCCGAATCCGCGGGGCGCCTGCGTGGTGACTGGTGCCCCGCATCATTTTGCAAAGGATGATCTAAAATGAAATGTGCTGACTGCCCGTACTACTGGCGCGAACTGGATGACGATGTTGCACAGTGCCACTTCGTCCGCCTGTTTCCGCCTGAACTGGACCCCGCCCCGTGCGAGGTGAACGACGACGAGCCTGACGAAAGCCGGCCTGCTGAATTTCCGTATGAGCCGCTGTGCGGCGAGTGAGATATGCCAGCATTTGACAATCGTCTGCCGCTGCAGTATAATACTGACACCGGCATCATTTGTTGTTGTATGGTGTTGGTACGTTGTCACGGTTTGTGCGTTTCCCGTGTTTTCTAAAAACGCACACATTTCAAAAGGAAGTTATAATGGCTGACGAAGAAAAACGCAAAAGGGGCAGACCCCCGCTGAGTCCAGAACTCAAAGCGGAGCGCGCTGCCGCGAGAAAAGAGTATAACAAAGCCTACTTGAAGGCACACGGATTCGCCGCTCAACGCAAATACGATAAGACGGAAAAAGGCGTTGCAGCGCGTCGAAATTATGTTAAAAAAAACGCGGGGAAAAGGTATGCGGCGCGCATATCGATTCCCGCGTCAAAAAAAGACGTACTACTTGACCTTGTAAAGTCAAGCAATATGTCAATAAATAAGTTCTTCGTTTCTCTTGTCGAAGAGAAATACAACGTGGACTTATCTTGAGCAAGTAATCACTTGTGTTAGACGGCTGATAGTTGTCGCAAATATGATGAGTGGCGGCAACTTTCCGCCGGAAAGGTTCACAATGCAAAACGAAGAAGATTTTTTTGATGGGGAATACCACAACACAGCAGAAGAGGCCGACGCCGAAATCGCCGAAGCAAAAGCGATAGTTGACAAATGGTTTCCGAAAGAGTTTGTTGCGATGCTTGACCCTGTAAAGTATGCGCGGGTTTACAACTCCATAAAGACAATTATCGCATTGATAAACGCCTCGACAGACGAAGAATCGCGCCCAACCTACAAAGTCGATCCTGCGATCATCGGAACCTCAATACGTTTCCAGATACAGCTCAATGAGTACGACATCACTGTTGACTCAAACGTATTAAAAGCGATGGTATCGTCTTTACCGGCGGATGCAGAAATTACATTATTGCCTCAAAAAGGTTATAAGACGTCTATTTTTATCTATTATCCAAACGTGCGAGTAATACTTCCAGAAAAATAAACGACGCATATTGTTACTTGCGTAATCGAAAGCACTCTTATACAAAGAGTGCTTTTTGTATATACGCTTGAATAAAGAGTGCAATAATAAATCCATACAAATAATATATAATATATATATATTTATCTTTATTCCTCGGTTACAAGAGTGCATAAATAAGTACGCTTTATGCAAGAGTGCTTATATTAGTACGCTTAATACAAGCGTGCTAATACAAGTACGCTTTATACAAGTGTGCAACAACGCACTCCTTAAAGAAGACAGCGCATGCCAAAAGAATGGAGTGATAACAATGGCAAGCTTAATGTACGGAATCATTGAAAAACTGCTGCATGGCCGCAACCCGCTGAACCTCAAATGCAGCGAAGCCCGCAAACTGGTCGCCGACTTCTATCTCGAACTCGAAGCAAAGACGATCCAGTACACCGACAAATCGAAAATCGACAAGCTTTCGACCGCGGTACTAAAAAAGTACGGGCTCGAATATTTTGCCGCTTGACAAGCGTTTTTTATTCGTGTATAATACAACACGATTAGACAACGCCCGCAGTCAATCACAACACAATTAGACAACGGAGGATAAAACAATGAGATACATAGCAACGATGAAGAAACGCAGAATCTCGCTCTGGCGCCGGTTCGTAGCGTTTGACGAAAGAATGGAACGCGAGCATCCGAGACTGTACGGACTGTTCACTTTTGTGATCGGTTCGATCTCAATCGCGGTCTCGTTCATACTGATTCTGTTAATTTACGCAATCGTAAACTTCTAAACCGCGAAAGGAGAAGTGAAAATGCCAACAGACCAAATCCCGAGAACCGAAAGATTCAATGCTGAAGTGATAGTTACTCAACCGCCAATCGACGGGATTCAGCATTATGAGAACCACATCATAACAGGACTCCCGCTTAACTGGCGCGTTTTGGGAGTGTTCGACTATATCGGGTTTGATTGTCGAAGATTCTGGAGCGACGCGACGGTAACAATCAATGGCAACGTGGTTAATGAATACGATCATTTCGACAAACTTGGAATACCAGCCGGCAGCAATGCAATAATAAAAATACAGTTTGGAGAACAGTATGTCGAGCATGTTAAGCTGATAGAGAAAATCCGAGAAGAAGTGCGGAAATATAGAGAAGTTACGCATAAAACGCAGCGTCAAGCAGACGCCGCACAAAAGAAAATAAATAAGCAAATTGCAAAAAGGAGAAAGAACTATGCCTACAAGTAAAAGAAAAATCCTCAAAGCGATCAGAGAACTGTCCGGACTTTACTACTACCTCCGCATCAGATGGGCGGCGCGTAAAGTCTTTCGCTGCGTCACCTGGTTCGGATGGGATCCGGAAGATGTTGCCAGCGAAATCATCACTCACTACTGGGATCGAAACCTCGAAGCTTTGATATGAGGAACGCACAAATGGTTATCACAAAAGAGTTTAACATTGTGATCGACATCGACGAGATCATCAAAGATTATGGCCTAGATGTTGTCATTGACGACGACGAGGATGATGAGGATCTCGTATTGTGGTGCGCAGTAGACGATTATGTAGCGCGCAAAAAGCAAGAAAAAGAAATCTACGATCTAATCGACGCTTTTGACATTGATGATGTTGTTTGGGAAATATACGAGAAATTGCATCCCACACCTTCGAAATCATAGCCGCAAGGCTTTGATATAAAAAATTAAACGGGCAAAGCCCAGAAAGGAACAAGTCTATGCAGATCAAAATCTTCAAAGACCTCAAAAAGTTCACACTCACCTCCACCCTGACCAAAGAGGACATCGGCCTCGTCAAGAAGTATCGTCCCTCCGCCCTGAAGAAACAGGACGCGGAAGGCAACGACATCTTCGCTGTGTCGTATGTCGAAGGTCGCCCCTGCATCTCCGCGAACGGTGTCACGTTCGGCGCTGCGAGTGCTAACGGCGGCTACGCTATGGTCTCCGGCGACCTGCCCGAGAACATAGATGCCGGCAAGTACGGCGAGTACATTGCCGACCTCGTGGGTGCTGCGCTTCCGTTCGTGAACGAACTTGAGGCGGCCATCCCCGAAGTGGTCAACACCATTAAGGCCGAACGCGCTGCCCTGCTTGGCGGTATCGTAGAAGCCTAATCACCGCCTTGAGGCGATAACAAGGGATCAACACCAAATTACATAGCATAAACAAATTAAACACTCGAAAGGAGAAAAAACTATGCTTTCCATCAACGTAAGAACTAACACCACCCGCCGCACCGTTGCCTATGATGTCACCGCGACTCCGAGACAGGTGTTCAACGAGCTGAGAATCGACACTTCCACGTCGATGGTCAACCTCGACGGTACCATTCTGTCTGGCGCCGACTTCGACAAGACCTTCGAAGAGCTGCGCGCCGTTGACGGTGCCACCGTTAACCTGAACGCAATCGTAAAAGCTGACGGCGCCCGCTGTTAATTGATCTTATCAGCGAGGAGGGGAGACAGAATGTTTATTGCAAGAGAAGAACTCGAATTAACAAGCGAAGAGGCAAACGGTTGTTTTGGTCGCCCCTTCTCGCTTGGTGATGATTACTCGTTGTGTGCTCTGTTTAGGGCGGTCGTAATCAATCACGAAGAAAACCCAAAGGCTGAAGATATGCTCGTGAAGAGAAACTATCACGATCACGCATCGGAAGTTGCTGATTACTTCATTGGCAATGATCTCATACCTTTGAGAATTATACACTTTGGCGGCTCGTTAGACGACGCAAGAACCGGCATTAAGCAAACAATCGACGCTATTAACGAAGTCAATAACGGGAATATGCCGCACTGGGTTACATTTGACGGCGAATCGACTAACGGAACGCCGTTATATTTGAACAAATATTTGAGCCAGTTTGCAAAAACGCTGGTGTACATTGCTCCGGATAAAAAGGCAATAATTCTGCTTTTCGACGCCAAAGCTTCCGACGAAGCAAAACAGTCTTTGGCTCAAGCGTTTGGGTCGATGCTGTGGGCAATAATGCCGTGGTACTATCCGGAAAAGGATGAAGAAACGATTGCGTTCTTCAAAAAATTGTCTGTCGAAAAGAAACAGACGCAAGCGTCGCTCGACAGAGCAATTAACGCGCTCAAAGAGTATGTCAAGAAAGCCGCAGAAAAAGTCAATCTGCGCGATTTGAAACTTCATAGCCTGCTTGATGGCATCGCAGATAAAGCGAGACAGAATCAGATTGCTTCGCTCGAAAGCCAATATGAAGATAAAGCAAACAGAATCCGCCGGTATATGGAAGAGCTCGATCAACTTTATGAATCGATAGAGACGGTCAAATTGACTCTAAACGGGTTGAAGAATATGCCGGCAAAACAAGACGATTACATATTCAATTTCTTCCATACACACAGAAACATAACTGTTATCGGTTTTGATAGCACTGGCGAAAGCCTGAAGTATGGTGTTACCGACACGCTAGAGTTTTACGATCACGACGAGCTCGCGAAGCTGTTTGACAACGAAGATGGCTGGGTAAGACGCTTTTACAGCGAAAATGATATATGCTATTTCAAAGAATTGTTGCTCAACCAGCGCGGCATTGTAAAAATCAACGCCGTGTTCCAGCTCAGAGACATGAGGTTCGTAAGACCGATTCGTGGAGAAACAATAGACCGTTCTGCTCTGCCAAATCAGCACATCTACCAGTACGGTTGCAATGGCGGTAACGACAAGTATTATGCCGGCTATGCAGATAGTGGTGATTGGGATTTAGGCGTCGAACAGTCGATTAGCGCAACTAAAAACTGGGCCGTCGGTGACTCGCTCGTGAGCCAGCGCATGCTTGAATGGATAGTGCGCAGTTCAACGCAGTTCATCTATGTAAGCGACGGCAGCCCGATTGAACGTGTGACTCCGGAAATGAAGCTTGTTTCGTTCAACGAATTTAAGACATTAGTAGACAACAAAATAAAAGAAGAGCAGAGCGCGAACGAAGAAGCGCCGGCAGAAGGAGAAAACAATGGCTAAGAAAATCTACATCAACGAAGAAGAGGTAAACAAAATCCTCGCAGAAATCAAGAGTGAGATTACAAGGACGAAATGCTATGGATCTGTTGAGATCAAAAAGTCTTTCGCCCAGGACAACCGCAAGGCAATTGTGTACTTCGGCGCCGACGCGTGGAACAAAGTCAGAGCTCTGGTAAGTGAGTTTGACACCGAAGTTCAGTGGCACGGACTCGTTGACCGCATCTCCGAAAACGAGTTCCTTGTGTACGATATTGTCGTACCGCCCCACGTTGTCACCGGGGCAACGGTTACATCCGACGAAACGAAATATCGCGAGTGGATCAACGCGCTCGACGATGACACATTCAATCATCTGCGCTTCCACGGTCACAGCCATGTAAATATGGGTTGTTCGCCGTCGAATGTGGATATGACATATCGCAAAGATATTGTTACGCAGCTTCCGATTCCGGAAGATGAAATGGAAGATTCGTTCTACATCTTCATGATCTTCAACAAAAAGAGCGAGTGGACGGGAGAGATTTACGACATCACGAACAATGCGCTGTACAGCACGAAAGAAATTGCAATCGATGTTTATTGCGACGAACGCCTGTTGAGCGACTTCATCAAAGAAGCGAAAACACTTGCAATTAAAGAGACGCCGAAGCCTGTGACGCCGGTACAGACGACCGTTACGACTACAAAGGGCGGTAAAAAAAACGAAAGCTTCACGTATAACACGTATACCGCGAACGGTTACTCCGGAACATACAAAAGCTATTGCGACGATGACAACGACAGCGGCTACGGAAACAAAGGAACGTGGTGGCGGTTCGACGACTAAGAAAGGAGTTCAATGATGGATTTATCAAAAAGTTTTGAATACTTCAATCCGCTTGAAGCAAAAGGCAAGTGCCACATTATCGGCTGCGGTTCCGTCGGCAGCACGATTGCTGAAAATCTTGCAAGGCTCGGGATTACGAACTTCGCGCTGTACGACTTTGACATTGTTGAACCTCACAACATAGTCAATCAGATGTTCGTTCAGTCCGATATGAAAAAGCTCAAGGTCGAAGCGACCAAGCGAATCATCACCGACATCAATCCTGAAACAGAGGGAACTATTGAACTTCACCCCGAGGGATACACGAATCAAAAACTTAGCGGTTTTGTATTCCTTTGCGTCGATAACATCGAGTTAAGACGCAAAATCTGCGAAGAAAATAGAATGAATCGCCAGATCAAAGTCATGTTTGATTGCAGAACAAGACTTGAAGATGCGCAGACTTTTGCCGCAGATTGGGGCGATTTGAGGCAAATAAAGAACTTAATTGCATCAATGGACTTCACACATGAGGAAGCGACCGCTGCGACGCCGATGTCCGCTTGCGGACGGGTTCTTGGAGTCGCTCCGACCGTAAGAGTTGTATGCGCTCTCTGCGTTTGCAATTTTATGAATTATGTGCTTGGCAAAGGGCTGAGGCAGGTAGTCGTGTGCGATCCGTTCAAGATGGAGGTGTTCTGATGTGGAAGGATTTGGAATTTGTGTATTGATTACAACCATCCTGTTCTGGATCGAGACATTCTATGCGCAGCATCAACTTGATAGCCTCGACATACGAATTAGCAAACTCGAAAAGCGAGATGAAGAAAAAGATGAAACACGTTGACATATTCACCGATGGCGCTTGTGCCGGCAATCCCGGCCCCGGCGGCTGGGCTGCGATACTGAGATATGGGAGAACGGCCAAAGAGATAACCGGTCGTGAGGAACAAACAACAAACAACCGTATGGAACTTACAGCGACGATAGAAGCCCTGTATGCGCTGAAAGAACCGTGCGACGTCACGCTTACAACTGATTCGAAGTATGTTGTTGACGGGATTAACAACGGATGGGCTAAACAATGGAAAGAGCGAGGCTGGCGGAAAGCCGATAAAAAGCCGGCTCAGAACAAAGACCTTTGGGATGCTTTGCTCGGCCTGATAAGCGTACACGATGTAACATTCGTGTGGGTTAAAGGTCATAGCGGGCACATGGAAAACGAGCGATGCGACGCTCTTGCCGTCGCCGCCTACCAGAACATTTAAGTAACTTGTGATGTTATCTCCAGGACACTAAACTCTGGAACTTTTGACGAAGGCAAAAGTACAAAAATGTCAGACCGAGGGACGCCGCCCAAGGCGCAGTGCACAGAGGCCGCAGGTCACCTCCTGACGATTACCACGACCTTACAGGGAAAAGTAGCGTGAAACTACCCCGTTGAACTAACCATTCAACGCAACACATGTCGAAAATCCGCGACTTTTTCGACACAAACTCCAACCTTGATGCTCAACATCAAGTTGGTGAGTCTGAAGACTTAGCGAATCGCTTCTTTCATGAAGGTTACAAAACCTTGTAGATCACAGGACGAAAGGAAGAATTATTATGCCGTACATTACAACAAGACGCACTCAAAGAACATATCAATTGACATTCGACGATATGCTTAATGGCTTCGATCCGTCGATGCTCGAAGTAACAAAAGACACATTTGATACTACGACGTGGTATGCAAACCGTGTGTCTGACAAAATGAACAACAAAATGGACTACCACGGGATGTGGACTGCGCTGTACGAGTTCAACCAGAAGCACGCAGACCTCATCAATACCGAAGATAAGTCTACGCTGTATCGCAGCTTTAAGATTCCGAAAAGGTCTGGCGGGCTACGTCAGATCGATGCTCCGGGCGAGCCGCTAATGAACGCGCTTAGCGAGCTAAAAGAGATTCTCGAAAAGACCTTCTTCTTCACATATCATACTACGGCCTTTGCGTATGTTCATGGCAGATGTACGATTGACGCAGTTAAACGGCACCAGAAGAACGGTTCTCGCTGGGTTCTCAAGACCGATATGAGCAAGTTTTTTCCTCATACAACACCGGAGTTCCTGTTCAAGATGCTCTATCAGACATTCCCGCTCTGCAATTACATTAACGCGAGCTGGGGGTACAAGGAAGAGTTCGAAAAAGCGATGTCGCTGTGCTTCCTCAACGGTGGGCTTCCGCAGGGAACGCCGACCAGCCCGATGCTTACCAACCAGATGATGATTCCAATTGATTACACAATCAACAAAATGTGCCACGAGTATCATCCGCACCTCGTTTACACGAGATATGCAGACGATATGGACATTTCTTCAGAGTTCGGCTTCCAGTGGACTGATGTTGTAAACAAGATCGGCGCTATCCTCAAAGAGTTCAAAGCTCCATTCGAGTTTAACAAAGAGAAGACACATTATGGCAGCACCGCAGGGCGCAACTGGATGCTCGGCGTGATGCTCAACAAAGAAGGCAACATCACCGTAGGCCACGAGAACAAGAAGACCTTCAAAACTTCTTTGTTCGCGTTTGGTAACTCTATCAAAGACGGCAAGCCGTGGAGCATTGAAGATGTGCAGCACCTGCAAGGAATTGCTGCATATTACAAGATGGTCGAAGGCGAGACAATCGACGCAATAATCCAGAACTATTCAAACAGATTCGGGTTTGACTTAATAGAAATGATGAAGAGGGTGATTAAAGGCGAACGGGTTGCGTAATTAGAAAAATTGAAACCGTTTATCGCAGCGCAAGCTGTTTGATAAAAACATTTTATCCTTCGCGGGATAGGTATTCCATGAATTACATATTTTTGTGGGGACCCGCAGAATGCGAGTCTAAGAACAACCCTGTAGGGTACGGTTTGAGACCGCCACTGGTACACTTCCGTGCACCGTTAGCTTCCGCAAGCGGAGCTAATGCTGCACGAAGTGAACCATGAGGCGTCCAAACCATTGAAAACCACTTCAGGCCGCCCGGCACACTGCAAGAAGCCTGGCAGCCTGAACGCTGTTTTGAGTGTCCCGCGAGACACAACTTGTAATCGTTATTTCAGGAAACTGAACTTTCAACTATGTTGGAAGTACCAAAATGTTAGAGCAAGAAACCGTGCTGGCCACGGTCGTGGACCTAGGTGCACATCGGAAATCCCAGTCTTGGAGGCGAACTTAACACGAGAAGGGAAATAAGTCAAGCAGGTAACCCCAAATTACTTAAATATTTCTTACGGATTAAGTACCCCATCGGTAACCCGATACGCCCGACACACACAACAACAGCTCCTACATCGACAATTGCGAGCAGCCCACCAGCCCGCCCGGAAGACAAACCCTCGGGTATCCGGATCTGCAATCATATGTGGATTACAAGAACAACAGAAAAAATCAGAAAGGAAAGAAGCTATGAACAACAACAAGAAGTACGTTTACGAAGGTGCTGTATATGCACGAGATTCATTGGTATCCGAGCGCTGGAAAGCGGTAACGTGGGCGTCGTCTGAGTCCAAGGCGATTTCCAATCTGAAGTACCGTTTTAGAAATGACTATTACTACGAGCCGTGTGTTCCGTTATCGTTGCCCGGATCGCTTACGGTTATCGGCACAAAGAACAACTGAGAGGAGAGAAAAAGAAATGTATACACCCATCAATGCAAAAGTACATATTGCAAACTCCAACGATCCTGAAAAGAACGAGTGGCTTAGCCTTCCCATCGACGAAGACGAGCTTAACGAAGCCCTCGAGCGTCTCGGAATTTATTCCGACGAAGACGACGACGAGTATGAAGCAATTATAAACGGTGGAGAACCTAAACCCAGCTATATCATCCTTCAGTGGAACGATGACGAGGATCTGCTCGAAGAGCATTTGGCTCACAACGAAGACATTTTTCACGTCAGCGAGATTGTCGAACAGATCGAAGCTCTTGACAACTATGACCGCGAAAAGATGATGGCGCTCATCGAAGACGGCGAAGATCTCGACGACGCCGCGGAACTTGCCACGGATGGAGATATTGAATTTTACTCCAACACCAACCTGCAGGATTTAGCAGAAGAGTTTGCCGGCGAAGAAATGTTCAGTCATGAATATTTGCTTCAGCATGTTGACTGGGCGAGTGTCGCAAGAGACCTTGAATACGATGGCTACACGGAAGTCAACGGCGGCGTTCTGGTCAGAAGGTGATTGGTATGGCGAGCGGCGAGCTTACATTTATCCAGAAGAAAATAGACGATAAGCACAAGGACGTGCTGTGGTATGGCGGTAGAATCGCGGAATATCACTATAAAGGATACACGTTTATCCTTGGCGCGTACGGAGATGTGTATGCAACTCTTCTCGAGTACGACTACGAGACAGAGGTTGCGTCCGTAAGAGACAAGCGGAACAACGGGTGCTTTTACGACGAAATGGAATCTTTCATACTTGATGATTGGGATCTCCGTTTCTTGGAAGATACGGGTAGGCTCGTCCTCGAAAACAACAACTGGTTTGAGATTCTCGTAGATGGGCCGGACGGCACACAATACGATACCGGATGGGTGACTGCTTCGGACGACTACGACGAGGCGGTTGAGGAAATGTTGAAAAACGCAGACGATTTTATTAACGAGGTGGTCAACAAAAAGTAAACGCAGAACTATACGAAAGTTGTAAAAAATAACAAAAATGCAATCGTTATTTATATCAAATTACTGTTTGATATAGCTTTCGGCAATGTCGGAAGTATCGAAATGTCAGAGCGAGCGAGCACCTGGAGCCTGTCCGGGCAAACCAGAGTCGTCTCCAGTATGTGTCGTACGAACGGTCATCGTCCCCACCAACGAACCTCATCAGTATCTAAAGTGTAGACGAACTGTGCTAACACCGCCAACATCGCGACAACAGAGAAATCGAAAGCCAAACTCGCCACACAAACACTGGCGATCCAGGCATCAAAGAATACGAAATCTCCATCTCTGGACCCGAGCTGCCGGGCACGCGTCGCAGCAAACGCACTTGTGGATTGCATCAACTCTCAGGAGGCACATATGTATTTAACAAACAAAGATTTAGAGCTTTTGATTCGCATAGAAAACAAGCTTGGAAGCGAGACTGGCTGGGATGGCCAGTATGTACACGAATTATGGCAGTTGAATGAAAAACTGATAAATCAGAGGAATAAAGATCGCGCGAAGGTTCGCGCTTTGATCGCCAAAGGAAGAGCCGTAGACAAAAATTACGGCAGAGGAAAAGGAGGCAAGCATGGCAGTAGTGACAATGGATGTTGAACGTTGCGGATGCAACGGATGGTATTCCGACGGCAAGCGCGATTTTAAGCGCGTTTCCCGCTGGATAAAAGTAAAAAATCACCCAAATCCCACACCGAGAAACAGTCTGTGGTATTACGCTACGGACGGTTATGGCCATAACCCATTTAGCAAAGAGTTCGACCCATCTGAGGGATTGTATCTCGACTACTTCACTTTCGACGGGCGCAATTATGCTATCGAGCAATTTTGGGCTCTTGGAAATCCGTTTTACTCGGCTCTTACGCTGAGCTACGAAGACAAGAAAGGGAATCGCTGCTTTTTGTCCGGAGTCGATTCAGAGCCGTTGTACGATCCGCTGTACATCGAAATAAGTGACGGAGGCGAGTATGTAAGAGTATATAAAGAAGCGTAAAAAATGTGGTTGTTATTGCCTTAATGGCGCTTTTTCTGACAGAAAAAGTACAAAAATGATAGAACGAGAGATCACCGGCGGACATGCACGATGGCCGTACGGTACCGGAGCGACACGAGTGAGTGGCCCGCTAAACAGCCGAACGAAGGTAAAGTTCCTGTGGAATGTCACTTATAGTCAGCAAAACACGAAGAAGTTAATTGGCAAATCAACTCCAATCACACGCTCAAACGGTCACGATCCGACTATCAACCCAATCCTTGAGTAAGCAAGCTGTAAACGAGCATCGCCGACGGCGTCGACGCAGGGTTCTGATCTTGCATACACACATGTGAACCACATAACAAACAATACGGAGATGATTAAATGAAGGCGTTGAAAGTTCAAGTAAGGAAAACACCAGAAGTAGTAGACATTGACACCTCACTCAAAACAATGCAGTCCGCGGTTGGCGGGCTTATCGAGATTTGGTGTCCCTATCCCGACCCTGTAGTAATAATATGTAACGAGGAAGGCAAGCTCATTCCTCTTGAAGCGAACAGATATGTGTATGATGAGTTTGACGACACCATTGATTGCATATTTGGAGACTTTCTTATCGTCGGCGTCAACCAAGACGACGGAAGTGAAGAAGATTATTGCGATTTGACCGACGCACAAATCGAAAAGTTCAAAAGGATTTTCAGTAGGGAGGAATGTTATGCTTAATAAGAACGGCGAGCGTGAACTCGCCTACCTCGTTCAAGTTGACAGCATTACACCGATGAATGCAGATCGTCTTGAGTGCGCTCATATAGGCGGGTGGCATTGCGTCGTCGGGAAGGGCGATTTTGCGCCCGGCGATCCTGCTGTATATTTTGAAGTCGATGCGCAGTTGCCGGATGAAGAACCATTTGCCAGCATTGATTTTTTAAGGTCAAAGAACTTCAAAATCAAAACGCAGAAGATTCGTGGCGAATATTCTCAGGGGCTTTTAGTCCCGGTGAGCGCGTTCGGCTGGACATACGATCAGATTTGGGAGCCCGGACAGCCAGACACGCGTCTCGGAATTGACGACGGTAAGACAATCCGGTTTTTGAATGACGAATCTCGGTTCCTTACAAAGGAATTGAATGTGACTTATGCAGACCCGGAAGATAATAAGCGGAAAGCACCATCGTACGATCCGGACAAAGCAACGATGAACATACATAAAAAGTTCTTCAGGCGGCGCTTCGTCAAGTGGCTTATGAAAAATAAGCTAATGCGCAAGATTCTGCTGTGGTTTTTCAGAGGTAAGGCGCCGAAAAAAGCAGAATGGCCGGCGTGGGTTAAGAAGACGGACGAAGAACGCATACAGAATTGTCCGGAAATCCTAAATCTCAACGGGGTGAAATGGATAGCTACCGAAAAAATAGACGGAACATCTACGACATTCACACTCAGATTTTTCAAAGGAAAACCACGCTTTATTGTGTGTTCAAGAAATGTTGCGTTTAGCGATGGAGACAACAATGTATATACAAGCATGGCCCGCAAGTACGACATTGAATCAGTCATGAAAGATATGTTCGAGGATTTGCGCAAGGAAACCAACGAGCTTGAGTTCATCACGATCCAAGCGGAGACATTTGGCCCTGGTGTTCAGCGAAGAACATATAGCCAAGACGAGCCGCAAATGGCGGTGTTCAACCTGATTTATGGATATAAGGACGGTCACACAATCAGGCTGAACCCAATCCGCATGACTATGATTCTCGGCGGCGTGTACGAAATCCCGACTGTTCCGGTGCTTGGGTATGTCGATTTGCCGAAAACCTGCGAAGAAGTACTGGCGATGGCTGCCGCAGAACCATCCAAGATCGACGGCGGTATGCGCGAAGGAATTGTGTTCCGCTCTGACGACGGGGTTCACTCTTTCAAGGCCGTAAACAACGATTATTTGCTGAAATATCATTCATAAAGGAGATGCTAACATGCCGAATCATGTACAAAACAGATTAACGTTCGATTGTTCTGAAGAGCGTGCGCTGGACATAATGTGCCAGATAATGTACTCCGACGACAGCAAAGAGGAGACTACCGGCTTGGGGACATTCGATTTCAATAAAATCATTCCGATGCCAAAAGAACTTGACATTGAATGTGGTACTTCGACAGATAACGCAATATCTGTGTATCTCACAGCGGTCAACCCAAAAACTCCGGACTATTGCTTCGAGAAATTGAGCAAAGAGGAGTTTGCCAATCTGGTGCGAGATTTGAATGGTGAGCGCGTGTATTCAACATATAATACGGCCATAGATAAAAAAGACCTCCAGAAGTATCTTGGCACGGATTCATTTGACAAAGTTTCGCACTTTGGCGAAAAGATTGTCGAAGCGTTCAAAAAGTATGGCTCGACAAATTGGTACCACTGGTGCGTTAAAAACTGGGGTACAAAGTGGAACTCATATGATGGCGGCAAAGAGGGCGACAACTTAATCTACTTCAATACAGCGTGGAGTCCTCCGACTCCAGTAATAGAAGCGCTGGCACGCAAATACAAAGACGTTCATATCATTCACGAATGGGCTGACGAGGACATAGGCAATAACTGCGGGTCGAAAGAATACGTCGACGGGGAGCTGTTTGCCGTAAACGACTACACGAATATGAGCCATAAAGAGCTGGTAGATTTCGCCCTCGGAGTTTGGGGCGACACGCCGGAAAGCTACGGTTTCGTGCTTAACAAGTCCGGGACAGGCTATATCAATATGGATTGCGAAGATTACGAAGTCGTCGAGGTGCTCGGACAGCGCGCGCTGTTTACGAACGACCGCCTCTCGGACGACGACATTCCGGAGGGCATGTATGTATATCATTTGAGACACGATGACGAAGGCAACTTTGTAACCATAGAACCCAAGGTCATTGTTAATCATGCAGGAAGTATACTGACCGCAAAGCCAATTGATTTCGGCGACAAGGACTACATCGCTTTTGACGAGGATAGTTCGCCGAACTTCAAAGGTACGAGCGAGACATTCTACGAATTTTTAGGAGGATGAATGACAGATGGATGAGTATTACGAGAGCTTGAAACGTAGGAATCTAATATTTACGATGCACAACATCGATCCGAAGCAGCCGTATTTGGCTGCAGATCCGGCGAAAAACTACAAAATCCTTGAGATGCCCGACGGCCCGAGCTATTGGAGCCATAAATCAGGACGATACAGAGACGCAAACGAGCAAGAAGAATACATAGCGTCTGGATGTGTTGACAGAGAACTGCCGCCCAAAAAATAAGGAGAGTGATGCAATGAACGAGGCAAGGCGCAAAGAACTAAGAGAAATCATGCACAACATGGAAGAAGCGAACCGCGCATTAGGAAATGTGATTGCGGACGAAGAAGAAGCCCTCGACGCCATTCCGGAGAACTTACAAGGTACCGACAGATACCAAAACTCGGAAGAGGCTGTTGATCTAATGTCTGACGCGCAATCGTCAATCGAAGATGCGATAGAAGCGATCGACGACGTTTTATCCCTATAACCACATAGGATGGAGGGTTTTTATGTTACATCGTGGTGAGATTTACTTGATTGACCTGAGCAATCAGGTTGGGTCAGAACAAAGCGGTGTGCGGCCTGCCATCATAGTCCAGAACGAAATAGGCAATATGTATTCACCAACGACTATCATTGTTCCTTTGACTTCAAAGACAAAAAGCATGGCAGCTACACATGTCGCATTGACACCAGAAGATGCTGGGGTATTGAAGGACAGCACTGCATTGTGCGAACAGGTCAGGGTGATTGATAAGACCAGGATTCAAAAGAAACTTGGCGAAGTAAAAAATATCAAAAAGATCGAAGACATTAACAAAAAAATAATGATTTCATTCGGAATCGGGGTGTGATCGTATGGAGAGACTTACAAAAGTAGTTCAGAAAGATGGGAAAGAATGCGTTACTTGCATTTACAATGGCACTGATAAGTGCCGCATACATAACTTTGGTAACACATACGGCTGTATGAATTGCCCGGTAATGGGTGCTATTCTCAACAAACTGAACGCAATTGAAGAAATCCTAGAAGAAAATGACAAATAATAACTAAAATGGAGGTGGTTGTAATGCCGGAAGTAGCAAGTGTGCAAGTAGAAGTAAGTCCAGAGATATATCTTATGCAGATTAAGAAGCTGCAAGAGCGAGTCAACGAACTCGAATCTCAAAATCGTTCCCTCGGCGCTCAGGCGAGAATGGGCCAGGATCTCATAGGTCAGTTGCTCACAAGCAAAAGCAATATGGCAGACACCCAACCACCTAAGCAGAAAAAAGAGAAGCGTAAGCCCCGGGACGAAACTTATTCAGAATATAAGTCCGACGGAAAACTCAAGGCCCACGCCGCGGATTCAATCAGGTCGTACAGCGATTTCAAAGCAATACAGGATTATTTCCTAGCAAAGGGAAGAGTGCGCGATTGGATGATGTGGACGGTTGGTGTTAGTCTCGGACTGCGGGTCTCGGACCTGTTGTCGCTCAAGTGGCGCAACGTTATTGAAGATGACAAAGTAACTATCAGGAAACGGATAGAAATATACGAGAAAAAAACTGGCAAATTGAACAATTTGCTCATCACAGAGGCTGTAAAAAAAGCAATTTCTCGATATTTGGTATCTATAAACTACACGTTTGACCTTGATGGATATTTGTTCGCCAGCAGGAAAACTGGCGGCAAGATGTATGAGGAACACGGCTGGAGAATATTATCCAGAGCCGGACGGGAGCTTGGATTGCCCATCGTGGTTGGGTCGCACACGATGAGGAAATCGTTCGCAAATATAGCGGCCTGCGTAGATAGATCGACGGTTGATATGAACTCAATCACAAAGGTTCAAGGGCTGCTCAACCACAGCGATCAGAAGGTAACAATGAGGTACCTGGGCACGTATCAGGAAATGTTTGACCGGGCACGCGTCGCTGTTAGCGACTTTGTTCTCGGCAAGACGGGAATCGACAGGATCATCGCCGGCAGTCAGCACACCGTCGATGACATTATGGATAGGCTCGAGGCGCTTGAAAATGCGCTCGCGGCTCAGAGGTGATTGTAACGATAGAGGCAAACGGCAGACAGAACCATTCTGGCGTCAACATCAAAGTGCTCGGCGATTTCCCACAGAGAGCGTCCGGAAGAAATAAGAGATTCAAGTTCTTCTTTTGGAATGATGTGATTTATAGCCCACTTTTGAGCCTTGGTTTCTGCTCTGCCGCGAACCGAATAAGGTGAAGAAGCGTCGTAAAAAGACATAGTAACGCAATGACCGATCTCGTGCGCAAGCACGCCGGTGTTATGGTTTTTAATTCCGACAACGCAAGAGCCGTCAGACAGCATTGCAGAAACGCCATCGCGGGAGAGGGACGGGCAGTCAATGATTTCGATATGATCGCGTTCGGCGAGATTGTACAAGTCAATCGCGGTCATTCTTAGAGTCCCTTCTCTGCTTGATGTAATCGGCGAATTTTCTTATGTCTTCCAAATCTTCCGGCGTAACTACAGAAGAATCCCCAAATAAGGCAAACGCAAGAATGTCGTCTGGGGACTGTGCGTTCAACGCCTCGTCATCATCAAGATCGAGCAAGTCAGAAACAGACACGCCGAGGGCATCAGCGTAAAGGCGAATCTTGCTCTGCGCAATATCTGAATGACCGCTCTCGATCTTATTGATTGTAGATTTTGAAGTAGGAGAGTTGTACCCGACAGCTCTGGCGAGTTCTTCTTGAGTCATTCCTCTCTTGATTCGCAGCTCGCGAATACGCTTTCCTATCTTATCGTTTGAAATAATCATCGCAACGCCTCCTTGGCGGTAGCATTATATAGCAAAGTTGAATAAAAGTCAACAATAGAATTTTTTTCAACAAAGTGGTTGACAAGCGTTCAACAAAGTGGTATCATCCAATCAGAAGTTGAATTACTTTCAACCGTAGCATAAGATGGAGGGACAGAAAAAGATGGCGTGTTTTATGAGCAGTTGCTACGATCCAATGTATTTAACAGAACGCTTGAAACGAGACGAAAGCGGGGTGCTTATCGTTGATCGTTCCGGTGTTGATTGCTTTGCGAAATTCATAGTAACGTTAAACGTGGACTACAAATGGGACTATTCGACAGACCCGTTTTCCACCTCAGTTTATTTTGAGTATAACAAAGGTGTTGTGTATGGTGGCGTATATGACGAGCGCCGGCACATAGCGCTTAACCGCATTGCGATAGCATCAACAACAACCAAAACTCCATACATATATCAAGTGCAAGACATAAGAACATTGAAAGACAGGTTAAAAAATAGTTGACCGTTGTCTATCGATGTGTTATAATGTCGGAAAGCAAGGGAGGCTTTTGAGTTGGACTTTACGCCATTCTATGAAAAGTGCAAAGAACTACCGGAGAACGATAGAAAATGGGCGACAGTATTTTGTCGCAACGTCGACGAAGTATTTGGCAATAGCGACGCCCAACTTCACAACATAGACAAAGTTTGCGCTTTGTTTTACGGGTATGGCAACGGGCTGAGCAAAGCGCAGTATTATCGTAAGCGAAAACTCGTACTGATGCTTTACTCGTGGCTGCTCGAAAACGGCCGCATTGATCGAGAAACATATGAGAAAGTTGCCACCCTGCGGTTGGAAGACGTTGTCAGGGCAGAGGAGCTCAACAGATATTACTTCAAAAGCCTTGACTCTGCTCTCGGATTTGTTTCTGTTGTAGCAAGAGTTAACGGGCTCTCGCCGGACGACGATCTTTTGAATATAAAGTCGCTTGTAATTCTACTGTGGCACGGCGTCGATTTGAGTGACATAATCAATATTAAGAAGAAAGATGTGTCAGAAACCGGCGTTGTTATTGGTGATAATATCGTTGCAATCGGCGAAAAATATTCCAGCATCTTAGCCGAATTTGCAACAACAGATATTCACAACGGCTTTCCGTCAGGGAAGACGCAAGATTACTTGCCGTCGAGCTACTTGTTCCGTTCATCAAAAACAGCGCAAATGAGTACGAACAATATCAATTGTATGTTGAGAAGGTTCAACGAGGAGGCTAAGCGATACGGACATGTGCTAAGCGTTGTGGCGCTCAAGCAGAATGGAGCATTTTGCAGAGTAAAAGAAAGCGGTGAAGATGTAAAATCAAAGTTAAATGAGATACTTCGCTGCAATCATAGAGCTGAATTATATGGATATGTACACTTATATCAAGGTTGGAAGAAAAAGTTTAACGAAGGGGATGATGACTAAAAAATGGCACTTGTATTTGTGGTGGTACTAATAATTTATTTCTTTGTGAAATCGTCGGAGAACATGAAAGAGTTCTCTACGATGGAACCGATCAAGCAAAAGGGAAGTCTCAAGACAAACGCAAGGCTTGAGAAAGAGCTCATCAACAAACACTTCAAAGAGCTTTACGATGCAAACGGTACTGGTGGTTGGAAGGACTACGAGGAAGCATACGAGGCGCTGAAGGAATCGCATCCAAAAGCTCAAAAGGAAGTCGCAGAGCTCGGATTCATTCCTTGCATACCGCTTGATGAGTGCTGCATCAGGTGTGACACAATATACATCCCGAATGTCGACAAATTTGACAGCGAATATGTCAAGGTCAGGAGAGAACGTCTCATGGCTGACAACGGGCAGTGTACTGATGAGGAACTATATGCCGACTTCAAAGATGGATCGCTGTCGATAGACAGGTATTATTTTGACAACGAAGAAAAGCGTCGGACAATACAGTACAGCATCCACTTCAAGCCCGGGGATCTCGTGACTTGCGTATTTGGATTGTGCAGGGTTAAAGAGATTCAGCATAATTGGGATGGCACAAAAGCGTTCTACCTGCTGGAAACCCTGGACAAAGATGCGATATTCAAGACGGTAAGACTTCCGGTGACTGATCGTATTTGCTCGACAAATCAGATGATAGACGATTAAAAAATGCCGCTGGCATCAACCATTTCTTTGCTGTTACACAACATTATTAGACAACAAGGAGGCAAAAATGAAAATAGGAGATTTTGAAAAGCGTGGCAATGTCATAAGGCTTTACTTCGTAGAAGACGATTGCGACGACTACTGGGGGGACGATTGGGACGACAAACCCTACGAACATAACGCTGGCACGATCTACGACAAGTTCGTCGTCGGAACGATGGACATTGGATTCTCGCTCGAGTATGAACTTATCGAGCCGGCTGACGATTATCATTACGGCGGCAACTCGCCGTTCTGCAAAGAGGACTTCAAAAACACGAAAACGCCGTTCGTAGTTGTTAGACTTGACCCCGACAGATGGGAAGCGAAAAATTACCGCGATACAGTAGTTAAGCAAGACTACGTGTTCGCGTTCCACTTTAACGACAACATGAGCCTGGCGATGGAATGCCCGGGACATGTGCTGGGTATGACATTTAAGGATAGAGAAATCTAATCAAGATGCTGCCGAAGATTGATAACTATGGAGATATATTGAGCGTTAAAGACGTTTGCGAGATTTTGGGCATAGGTGCAAATAATGCTTACAAAATACTTGCAAAAGGTGAAATTATTAACTTCAAAATAGGCTCCGTACGTAAGATCCCGAAGCAATGTTTGCAGGAATACATAAACAACAAGATTGCGAGATCGCATTCTTCCGCAAATGATACATAACAAATGAAAGGAAGATAGAACATGACCGCAAATCTACAAGTTAAAAACGATAGGTACTACGCCGTAGTAAACTACAAGCAGAACGGCAAGTACAAACAGAAGTGGATTGCCCTCGGCTTGCCGGTAAAAAACAACAAGCGCAAAGCCGAGGCGATGCTTCCGGCGATTTTAGCAAAGTTTGAGAGCGATATACTTGGGCCGACGGCAGACACGCTGCTCACCGATTACGCAATGGTGTGGTTGCGCAAGAAAGCGGAACGTCTCTCTCCAACGACACGCTATTCGTATGAAAGAGCAATAAAGAACCACATTATAAAATACTTTGAACCCATGAACTTGAAGCTCAAAGAAGTGAGGCCGAAGCACGTACAGGATTATCTTGAATACCAAACAACACACGGTAAGCGCGGAGGCGGAAAAATGTCGTGGTCGCTCACAAAGAAGGTAAAGTATTACTTGTACGCAATGCTGCAAGACGCGGTAGCGCAGGAGATAATCAACCGTAATCCAGCAGAAGGAGTCAAGCCACCGTCGCTGAAACGCGAGGACAAACCGAAGCGCTGTTTCCTTACGGCGGAGCAAGCAAACAAATTGCTGGAGTCGCTGGCGGGTAGCGAAATATATCCTATTGTATATATAACACTTCTTTATGGGTTGCGCCGGTCTGAAGTTCTCGGGTTGCAATGGAAGTCGATTGACTTCAAAAAAGACACGCTGTCGTTAAACCACGTTGTTGTTGTGACGACGAAAGTTGTCGAAAAGGACGATATGAAAACGCGGGCAAGCAATCATGTGTACAGACTGCTGCCGAACGCAAAGAAGGTGTTGATGGAAGAATATGAGAAATATCTTGAGAAGAGAAGGAGCCCGATATTCGAAGACAAAGGATATGTGTTTTGCTCGGCGGATGGCAACGCACTTCATCCGCAGAAGGTCGTGAGGATGTTTGCGCGGGCGTTAGAAGAGTGCGGGTTCCCGAAAATGCGGTTCCACGATCTCCGGCATAGTACAGCAAGCATACTGTACGACAAAGGTTGGGGGTTAAAGGACATCCAAGCGTGGCTGAGACACTCTTGTATATCCGTAACGAGTGATATTTACACTCACATAACCGACACTCGCGAGTCGCAAATCGCGTCGAATATAAATGATATTTTACCGTTTACAAAGGAGGTGAAAGAATGAGAGATCCGAAAAGAATTAAGCCGTTTCTTGAGAAGCTGGGCAAATACTGGGAAGGCAGAGCGCCGGATTGGAGGTTCGGGCAGTTGATGTCAAACTTCCTGGGATTCGCGTGGGACAGAGCAAATCGCGACATCTTCTTCATAGAAGACGACGAGATGTCACGAGCGCTTGATGAGTTTTTCAATCACGAGGTGGGTGCGGGACATGAAGAGACTACAAATAAAGAGTAAAAACCTAACGCATCCCAGGGAAGTCCGGTGGTAAAATTCTAAAAAGTGTGCCACTACAAGGGCACATTCGGGCTTCTTCCTAAAGGGAGTTCACTAAGCTTCTATAAGGGGAGAAAAACAGAAAACGGATTTCGTAGAAAATTCGTAGAAGTGCCGCCGGCGTAAAAATGCAACGGCAAATTACGTACAAAAACGTAAAGAAAAACAAATCAATACATAGTCAAAATAGTCAAAAACAAATCGTTTTGAAAATCCAGCAAATTTTGTTTTGGGAAATTTATTCCCAAAACGGTTCGTTATCTTTGATTATCCGTGATTATATGTAGTGTTTTATTTTCGGATTTGTACCGAACACCACAAGATGTTGTGTTTGCCGTTTTTGATCCACTAAACCAAGTATAAAAAAATTCGTAGAAAAATTCGTAGAAATCGCTAAAGATTTGGGAACGAATAAAAGTTAACATTAAAGGAGGACCATAATGGGACTTGACAACGGATTCTTGTTACATACCAAAGGCGACGAGAAAATTGAAATCGCCTATTTCAGAAAATTTTACGAGCTTGACGAATGGGTGCATATGCACGTCAAAGCATACGATAACCACCAGACGATATTCGAAATCACAAAGGCCGATCTCGAGAAGCTTGAACGCGATCTTGCGCCGACGATTCTCGTACTCGACAAGCTCTCGATGAGAAACGTCAACTATTACGACGACAACGGCTACCCCGAGGAATACGTAATGGAGATGTACGGACAGACATTTAACCCCGTAGATTCAACCAGCGCATTCGCCGGCGCCAAAGTAGTGAGGCTTTACCACAGCGTCGTAACGATGCTAAACCTGTTCGAACTTAACCCAGATAAGGACATCAAATTGTCGTTTTATAGTTCGTGGTAATTCAGGAGGAGGACAACATGGAAATACTGAATTTACATCAAAAAATACTCAAAATCGCAAACATGGCGGGCGTGCTTCAGAAAACGAAAGACGGCTTCTCTTACAAGTACGTTCCCGAGGAAGACATTCAGGCGAAAGTAACGTCCGGCCTTCAGAAGTTTGGCGTTATGCTCTACACAACAATTGTGCCCGGGACATTGAAAGTGACGCCGTATCACTACGAAAAATACGATACCAGAATCAAGGGCGTTAAGCCGGTCAACGAAGTGATCGTATCCGCCGAAACAACATACACCTGGGTTAACGTTGACAACCCCGAAGAGCGCGTTGAAACAACGTGGTGTTTCGTCGGCCAGATGGAAGACGCAGCGCAGGCGATGGGCGCCGGACTTACATACGCAAACCGCTACTACCTGATGAAGCAGCTCCAGCTCGCTACCACAGAATCTGATCCGGACAATTACCGCAGCAAACAGCGCGAAGCCGAAAATTACGAAGAGCAGGCTGCCGCAAAAGCCGCCGCCGAGGAACTTCAGAAACACATTTCGGAAGTCGTGGCGATGGGCTCAAAGCTCATTAAGGGCGGGCTTAACAAGGCCGACATGATGGCGACCGTTGCTAAATATAACAACGGCAAAGGCAATCCCAGCAGCATCGAAGATGTGGAAACCTGCGACAAAATTCTTGAAGAACTCAAAAAAATAGAAGCCAAGCAGAAGGAGAAAAACTCATGATTTTCTGTAACAACACAATTTACGCAAAAGTATGGAAAGTAAAACCCGCCGAGAAATATCTCGATCTTCAGATTTCGACATCTGAGAAAGGCCAAGATGGCTCATACATAAACTCGAGCTGGTTCCCGCGTTGCATCGGCCACGCTTTCAACTCTCTGAAAGACAAACTTAAAGAAGGCGACAGACTCGTAATCACTAAATCTAAGTTCACGAATGAGAAGTACACCGCTCAGGATGGATCGATTAAATCCGCGTTCCGCTTCCTGATCCTGGAGGCTTCCATCGAACAGGGCCAGAATCCTGCTAATGCCGAAACGAAAGCTGCGACCACGCCAGAGCCTGCGGCGACGACAACGGCAAAAGAGGATGAATGTCCTTGGTAACAGCCCAAACAGGAACGTCCGCCAAGGAGCGATATAGCTTTTCAAAATTAAGCTCTTGGCGGACGTGTCCCTACGGCTGGAAACTCAGATACATAGACGGTCGTTCTGGCGAAGGGAACGCGTTTTCATCCTACGGCACATTCGTCCACGGCATAATGGAGCGATACGCCAACGGAGAACTCGAAATATGGGATCTCCCAAACGTTTACGAGTGGGAGTTTGAAAGCGCAATTCCCGAAAAGTTCCCTAAAATTGCCAAGCTCAATATGAAAGACAACTACTACAAACAAGGGTTGTCGTTCTTGAAAGAGTTTGAGGGATACGATAAGTACGAAATACTTGACGTTGAACGCTCTTTTGACATCGATATTGATGATTGGACTTTTAACGGAGTTATCGACCTTGTATTCAGAGACGAAGCCGGTAGGCTAATAATCCGAGATTACAAATCAAAAGCGTCCTTTACAAGTAAGAAAGAGAAGGCCGAGTACGCGAGGCAGTTATATCTCTACTCGATGTATGTAAAGGAAAAATACGGCGAATATCCCGCAGAACTTCAGTTCTTGATGTTCAGAAAGAACGATTTGGTTGTTATACCATTCGATCCGGCGGGTGTTGAAGAAGCAATAAACTGGGCTCGTGAAATAGTTGCGGAAATACGCGAGGCTTTCGATTATCCGCCTATGTGCAGATTTCAGACAAAGAACGATACGTTCTACGCAGACAATCTGTGCAACCACAGGGGATATTGTGAGTTCAAAGCGGGGCGAGAAGATTGACGGAAGATTATTCTGTGCATTACGCCCAAGAGAGACATGACCGCGAGACGTTCATAGAGGAACAGGTCGGAGATGGCAACATTGTTGACACCTTCGTAGTAGATCGGGGCCACCCGAACGGTGATGAAACCCACAGTGTTACGGATACGGGCGTGATAATCGTCCGTAACCGCCTCACTGGAAAACTAATTACGAAGTTGATCGCGAGGCCGGAGCAGTTGAGAAGGCTTTACGCCCTACGTAATTCAACTCCACCGAAAAAATTGCTGAGGTTAGCCTACAAAAATAATTCCAAGAATTTTAACAACATGTAATGGAGGAGGGCAAGACATGCTTGTTGAACTTGACAAAATAATAGCTGCGAAGCAAGCAATATCGGAG